GACCTTAAAAAAGAATGTGAGTGGTTAAAAGAAGTAAATAGCCAATCTTTACAGCAATCTATACAAAATATGGATATTGCTTTTAAGAAGTTTTTTAAAGGTGCAGGTTTTCCTAAGTTCAAATCAAAGCATCGAGGTAAACAATCTTTTTCGATACCACAAAATGTAATAGTTGAAAACAACCTTTTGATTATTCCGAAATTCAAAGAAGGGATTAATATTGTTTTGCATCGTGAAATTAAAGGGACAATTAAAAGTGCTACCATAAGCGTTACTCCAACAGGAAAATATTTTATTTCGATATTGGTAGATACTAATACTGAAATACCAACTAAAGCACCAATAACCGAAAACGCAACTATTGGTATTGACTTAGGAATTAAAGATTTTGCTATAACTTCCGATGGAGAAGTATTTGAAAACCCTAAGAACTTACGAAAAGCACAATCTAAATTAAAATATATACAACGTAAATATTCAAAAAATAAAGGAAAGCGTACTAAACAACGCCTTGCTTTACTACACGAAAAGGTGGTAAATAAACGCAAAGATTTTTTACATAAAATATCAACTAAATTAATTCGTGAGAACCAAACGATTTGTTTAGAGGATTTGGCGGTAAGTAATATGGTGAAAAACCACAATTTATCACAAGCAATATCAGATGTAAGCTGGTCAACATTTGTAACTATGTTGGAGTACAAAGCTGATTGGTATGGTAAAAACATTCTACGAATAGGGCGTTTTGCACCATCATCAAAAACCTGCTCTTGTTGTGGAACTATCAACAAAGAACTGACACTTAAAGACCGTGAATGGACTTGTGGTAGGTGTTCTACTGTGTTAGACCGAGATGTTAATGCTTCCATAAATATTAAATCATTTGCTCTTAAAAATTATTTGAGTGGGGAACACACTCTTAAAAATCAAGGTAAGTTGCCTACATTAGTGGGAGCGTTAACCCTTGAAGCCCAACCCATCGCATTTGGCGTGGGTGGGTAGTTCACCATTGTAATCCTGATTCAAAACATAATGAAGTTATTTATGAAACTCAAAAATTAACAAAAAAAAACGATAAATATAAAGATGAATTATGTTTTAATGATAATATGGTTTTACTTCGTTATTGGGAAAAAGATATTAATGAAAGACCTGAATGGATTATATCCGATTTAAAAGAAAAGTTGTTGATTATTTAAACCCCCACATTTAATTATGTGGGGTTTTTTATTTATATTGAAAATATATGTCGTATCATTTATAATAAAAACAAAATTATATGGAACAAGATATTGTAAATGCTGGAACCGAAAATTTCAATTTACCACACGATGTTGTACAATTACCTTCAGGTGGGATTTTTTATAAATCAAAAAAGAAATCAGTAAAAGTAGGTTATTTAACGGCAACAGATGAAAACTCGTTAATGTCGGGTCAAGGAACTAATGATAATATTATTATGTCATTACTTAGAAATAAAATATATGAACACGATTTAAGACCGGAGGAGTTAATTGATGGGGATGTTGAAGCGATTTTATTATTTTTAAGAAATACATCTTTTGGACCTGAATATACTGTAAGTTTAACTGACCCTCAAACAAAAAAACCTTTTTCACATTCAGTTATTTTGGATGAGTTAGATATTAGAAAAACTGAGGTTAAACCGGATGAGAATGGTTTGTTTACTACTGTATTACCAAAATCAGGTGTTACGGTTAAATTAAGACCATTAACATACGCAGATACTTTGGAGATAAGTGCGATAGTTGACACATATCCTGTTGGTAGAGTAGCACCAATTGTAACTCTAAGATTAATGAAACATATTGTGGAAGTTAATGGTGATTCCGATAAATCAAATATTGCTATATTTGTAAGTACCTTACCAATTATGGATTCAAAATATATCCGTAAATTTATTAGAGATAACCAACCATCGTTAGAATTAACGAGAGCCGCAATCGCCCCATCAGGAGAAAAGATATCATTTGAGATATCGTTTGGGGTGGAGTTTTTTCGGCCTTTCTTCTAATCACAGACAACTCCTGATTGAAGAATATTACTTTATGGCGAAATTTATTAGAACTTCATATACTGAATTCTTTCAAATTCCGACATATGTTAGAAAATACCTTATAGATAGGATAATTGAAGATAATACACCAAAGACGTAATTTAAAACTACACTTTGGTGTATTTATGTATAAAACACATTTGTTATGGCAGGAGAAGAAACCGGTGGAATAGGTGATATGGCGGGAAAAATGGGAAAAGAATTAGGTAAAGCATTTACCGATAATTTTAACCCTGCTGTTATTTTAGAGACATTAAAACAAGTTGATGATGGTGCGGCTAAAGTATTAGGTACGTTTGGTGCTAGTAGAGAGGCGGTTGCGGCAATTAGACAAAACCTTGCAAACGCAATACCCGATGTAACTGAATTAGGTGGTGGTTTTCAAGATATTGTAAAAATTCAACAAAGTGTTTCGACCACATTAGGTAAAAATTTAGTATTATCTACAGATGCTTTTAAAGATATGTATGCGACAATGAAGGCTTCCGGTCAAGAGGCTTCAACAATAACTAAATCATTTAAAGATGTTGGTATATCTGTGTATGACGCAACCAAACAAATGAATGACGTTGTTAATGTTGCGAGAGCGTCCGGTGTTAATGCAAGTGCGGTTTCAGGACAGGTGTTACAAAATATGGAATCCCTTAACAAATATAATTTTGAAGGGGGTGTTCAAGGATTGGCAAAAATGGCGGCCCAAGCAGTTAGTTTAAGAATTAATATGCAAGATTCGTTAGCGTTTGCAGAAAAAGTTTTTGACCCTGAAGGGGCTATTAATATGGCGGCGTCAATGCAACGATTAGGTGTTGCTCAAAGTGATTTATTAGACCCATTAAGAATGATGGACTTGGCACAAAACGACCCTGGTGAATTACAAAATCAGATGTCAAAAATGTCTCAACAATTTGTTCAATTGAAAAAAGACGGAACCGGTTTTGAAATTATGCCGGGTGCTAAACGTCAAATGAGGGAAATTGAAAGTGCGATGGGATTACCATTGGGTCAATTATCTAAAATGGCGTTGGCAAGTGCTGATTTGGATGATAAAATGAAAAAAATTAAATTTCCAACGGCAACAGACGAACAAAAGACTATGATTGCCAATATGGCGGAAATGAAGGGTGGTCAATATGTTGTTAATTTTACAGATAAAGAGGGTAAGGCTCAAGAAAAGGCGGTTTCAGAGTTAAGTAAAGATGATATTGCACAGTTGGCGGAAGCGTCAAAACCAAAAAGTATGGAGGATTTGGCTAAAGGTCAATTAAACACTTCAGAAAGAATTGCCGGAATTTTAGAAGGTATGTCAAAAAGACTACCGGCAGCCATTGCGGGAAGTAGAGGTGGTAAAGCGGTTACAGAGGCACCAAGAGAAATAATAGAAGGGTTAGGTACAGTTGCAAGCGGTAAAGGATTAAGTGCTAAAAGTATTGGTCAAGGTTTAGATAAAACTACTGATATTGCTTTTGATGTTCTAAATAAATTTGCTAAAGGTACAGGAACAATGGCGGATGTGTCAACAGCATTTTCTAAAATTAGTGAAAATACTAAAACCGCGTTTGGAAGTACTTGGACAGAGGCGATGGGTAATGCGGGTACTGCGGCGGTTAATTTAGGGAAATCTCAAAACGGTATTATCCAACTATTAAATACGGGTATAGGTACGTTGGAAAAAAAATTAGGTGTTAGTAGTTTATCTAGTAAAGCAACATCAGCAACAGGGGCACAAAAACTTAAAGTTGATGATTTTATAATTGAAACACACAAACAAGATGAGTTGAAATTAGTTGGTGGTACTAACTTAATGGGAGATAAATCAGGTGGAAGTCAAGGTAGTTCAGAATCCACAATGAATGTTAATTTTAATGTAACTGTAACAGGTGATAAAATTACTGAACAACAATTTATGGAAGTAATAACTAAAACTGGTGTTAAAGAGGCGATAATTAAAGAAATTAAACTTAATCAATCCATTACTAAAACCGAAAGTAGTCCACACAAAATAATGAATCATCATTAAAAAAATAGATGAGAATCTATTTATTATAAAAGAATAAAATATGCCAAATAGTCCATTATCATTTGCGTCTACATCATCGTTTAGAGATACTTTATTAAGTAAAAATTTAACGCCATATGGTGTTACAGGTGTATATACCCCTTCATCGTCAGATTTAGACACAGAACTTGTGTTGAGTTCATATAATGTTATTGACTCCCCAAATGATTTAATAGGTAATGACCCTTTTGCTGCACAATTATATCCATTAAATCAATTTGGTCCTAATGGTGGTTATAATACAACTTTAGATTATAACGGAGCCCCATTACCCGTAAATTCAAATCAAGGGGAGTATAGTCCGAACGATACAGCATTAGATTTAGTAAATGAGTTTTTTATTGATAGTGCTTATGTAAGTAATTATTTTGGACCTGTTGGAGGTTATAATGATATGGTTGATATAACCAACGACGGTACTTTAGGTTCCCCATTACACATACCTTACAATTCAAATTTTGTACCTTCAACTTACTCACCATATAGTATTTTATTAAATGACAATCCAACAGGAGACAATGGTTCATTATCTCAGGATTCTTATATGGCTAGATTGGCAAGTCAAAAATTAAAAGAATCGTTCCAATATAGAATTAATCGAGAAATTCAGATTAATACGGTTGGGATGGTTAATTTACAATCATTACAAGACCCTTTTGAGGCGAGTTTACTTATTTCGGGACAACAACCTTTAATATATAAAGATTGGACAATTACAGTACCTGAAAACCCAATTGTTGGGGTGGTTGATTTAGTAACTAAGTTAGCCGGAGCGTATTGGCCGGTCTCATTAATTCCGGGAGATTATTTTGATGATAATACAAAAAATGGTCAAACACCTCAAACCTCAAATGCGTTAAATGTTGCGAACCAATTAACGGGTGGTTTACTATCTCCAATTTTAAATAAAAAAAGAAATCCTTCTGAAATATTCTTAGTTAATACGGGAAATGGACAAAGGTCGGCCTTATTCAATAATATTGATTATAATAGATATCAACCGGCATATAATCACCAATATGGTGGTATATTAGGTGTTGGTCAAGCAATATTTGATGCTGTTTTAAATAGTAATGGTACTTTAACAGGTGGTTATTATGTTGGTAGTAAAACTGCGGAACCATCGTCAATAACTTCTCCGGCAAATCAAGTTCCGGTAAACGCTTTTGGTCAACAAACGGATGCTCCGGTATATGGACCTTCAGAATTAGGTATTTTATTTGAAGGGAATTCGGATTTACTTAATTTTGGTTTGGCTGGTAAATCATTAAGTGATGAAGGGGGGATTGATGGTAATTTTGTTTGGGTGTCACCAAAATATAAAGGGGCTGCGGGATATCACGCAACACCTGGTGGGGGACAAGGTTCTATGGATGGTGGGTTTAATCTAATTAGTAGTAACTACACTAGAGATGAGTCCACAAACCTAACATTCAAAGAAACATCTATTTTAGATGAAACACAAAGATTGGTAAATTCTGCGGATAATGTTCAGGGTATCTCAAGATTAAAACACGTTGGTAATGCTATTAACCAAGTTAGTAAAGTATTCCACGATGGTTATAAAGAAATGACTAAAGGGTCTCAAGTTGTATCCTATACTGACCAAACAACTGGTGGTGAAGCGGGGGTTGAGTATTGTAGAGTATTTACAAAAGATACACCGTATTATACATATGCTGATTTGCAAAAAACTGATGGTATAACAACATCAGGGAGAAGATTTACCAATTCTGTTTTAGATAATACGTATAACCTTAATATTGCTCCGATGAGAAATCCGGGCTCAACAAATATTGTTCCTGATAAAGATGAACCATTTGATTTATTAGGTAGTGGTCAAGGTGGATATGCAAAAAAATATATGTTTTCGATTGAGAACTTGGCTTGGAGAACATCAAGTAAACCTGGTTTCACTTATGATGAATTACCGGTTTGTGAAAAAGGTCCAAATGGAGGTAGAGTTATGTGGTTTCCACCGTATGAACTTTCTTTTACTGATAGTAGTACTGCGAGTTGGAACCCAACATCATTTTTAGGTAGACCCGAACCTATTTTCACATATAAAGACACTAGAAGAAGTGGTACGTTAAGTTGGAAGATTATTGTTGACCATCCTTCTATTATGAATACGATTGTGGAAAAACAATTAAAAGGTCAGAAAAAAGATAGAATCAATTCAATAATGGATTCATTTTTTGCTGGTTGTGTGAAATACGATATTTACAAATTAGCTCAAAAATTTAATACAATTCCGGTTAAGGATTTATATACTTATCAAAAAATATTAACAAACCCAAAAGTAAATGAGAGTCAAGTTAAGGCTGTTGTTTCTGAAAAAGGTGATGATAATACTATTAACAATAAAGATACTCCACAAACAAATCAGGACACAACGATTGCGGATTTTCAAAATAGATATAAAGAATTTGCATTTTATTTTGAAAATGACATTCCTGGTCCACCACACAAAGGGGAAACTAAAGCAAGTACTTCTTATCTTAGTGATTACAACACTTATGTTGATAATACGAATATTGGTAGATATCAATCGATGGCTGATGGGATATTTAATCCTGGTTCAAGTAGTAAAAATACAACAGAATTTTTTAAAAATGTTGTTATTGAGAATTTTAAATTTATAACACAGGGAGAGAAAAACTTCTTTACGGACGCTCTTAATATTTTAAAAAATAAAAAAGGAACAATTGTTATTGATATGATTGCCTCGGCTTCTGCTCCGGCGTCAAAAAGTTATAATGTGGATTTATCTAAAAGACGATATGATTCGGTTATTAATTTTTTAAAGACATTTCCTGTTGGTGCAGACACATTAGCAAAATATATTGATGATAAATCATTAACGATAAACACTGTTGCTGCGGGAGAAACAATTTCTATACCTATTAGTCCATTAGGTTTAGGTGCTCAAATCAATTGTACTGATGACATTAAGGCTCAAATCACACCTAACGAATCAACTAATAAAGTTGCTCAAGTTTTCTCAGTAAACGCAATGGCTTGTAGACGTGTTAAAATTCAAAATATTAAAGTAACACCATCTCCAACACCAACACCAGTACCTGAACCACCAAAAATTGTTCCACCAACAACAGGTACAACAACACCACCTGTTGAACCAATTGTTACTATACAACAAAAAATTAAAGAAGGTATTACTAAAAAAATTATTAGACAGATGTTATCTGAGTGTGATTATTTTGAGGCTATTAAGGAGAATTCACCGATGGTTTATGATTCGATACAGGATAAAATTAAATATTTTAACCCAGCCTTTCACTCTATGACACCTGAGGGATTAAACGCTCGTTTAACATTCTTAAATCAATGTGTTAGACCTGGCGAGACAATCCCTGTTATTGGAACCGATGGTAAACCAAAATACAATGATGCGTCAAATACCGCATTTGGGGCTCCACCGGTATTAGTATTGAGAATTGGGGATTTTTATAATACTAAAATTATTCCAAGTACTGTTAGTTTTAGTTATGAACCATTACTTCTTGATATGAATCCTGAAGGTATTGGTGTTCAACCGATGTTGGCTAAAGTGACAATGGCTTTTGATATGATTGGTGGTATGGGATTGGCAAAACCTGTTGAAGAATTGCAAAATGCGTTATCATTCAATTATTATGCTAATACTGAAATATATGATGATAGAGCGACGGCAACAGAAGATACAAGTGCGTTAGACGCTCAAATGGTACAGTCGATTGTTGGTGCTCAACCAACGGTTAGTTCAAATAATGTTAATAATCAACAAACAAATGATGCGGGAACAACCATTGGTGATATAATGACTACAATACCAAACGCTAATGGGGATACGGGTAATATTAATTATAAATCAATAATGGATAAATTATTGGAAGTTACTAATGACTATTATACTAACATTGTTAATCAAGCTGAAAGTACAACAAAATCTTATAACGATGGAATTTGGCAATTAATGTGTAAGTCAAGACAATATATTAATGGGGAATTTACAATACCAAATCAAACTCAAAAGGTCACTATTTTTGGTAAACAATCTTTCCAACCAAGTATTGATGAATTATTCAATGGTGTTATTGCGGATATTGATAGTGGTGTAAATATATTAATTGTCGGGTTAAAATCGTTACAATATAATGATGAAACAGTTATTAAACGTGTTAAAGATAATTTAAAAAAATATATTAATGACTATAAAAACGATTTTAGTAATGGTATTGCTCAAATAGGTAATAATATAACTCAACAAGAACAAACAATGGTTCAAGTGTTTAGAAAAGTTAATTTAGTAACAACATTAACAGATGGTGTTATTATTAATAATTTAGGTCCTAAAATATATAGTCTTTCTGGAACATCTGAAGTTGACAAATCAAGTCCTGGACCACCATCAAACACATTTGAAGAATTATGGAGAGATTTCCAATTAGTTGGTGTTAAATTAATGAAATATGGTGATTTTATTAGTAATCCGGCACAGGGAGTAATACCTGGAAAAACATATGATAAACCGGGAAGTTTTACACCAAGTTCTACATCTTTTGATGAAACTAACTTAAGCGACAAAAGTTTCTTTATGGTTATGGCTCAAATTTTTAATAATAATAATAAACTTCAAAGTTTTAAAACAACTATTATATCAGGTGAATTATCTAAAATAACGTCACCAAGTAGTTTAGTAAAACAATTTGATAAAATATGTGATACATTTAAAGATAGGGTTGATAATGAATTAAATGCGGAATCAAAACGATATGTTAGTATTAAGAAAAATGCTGAATATGTGACATATCTTAATACTAGTGATTACAATAAAGGAAAATCACGTAAATTTACATATACGACAACACCAAACCCAACAACAATTGCAAAACAAAGTGCTGATTTACAATTATTATATAAAGGTAACAACAATGGTGATAAAACTATTTGGACAGATAAAACACAATTTAATTAAAAATGGTGGGAAGACAAAATTACAACAGGTATAACGAATTTTTATTAAATGGGGAACAAACTATTGTTCCCCACGTTCCGTTGCCAAATAAATCAACAGATAAGAGATTCATTTATAAATTAGGTCAGTCTAGAATGGATAAAATCTCACAACAATACTATAACTCACCTACATTTGGGTGGTTAATACTTGCTGCAAACACGGCATATGGGTGTGAAGAATGGTCTATTCCGGATGGTGCTATCTTGACTATCCCATTTCCTTTGGTTGCCTCTCTACAAGATTATAAAAACGAATTAGATAACCACTTTTTTTATTATGGTAGATAGGTCAGAAAATATATTAGTAGAATTTGATTACAATAACATAACAATTATAGACCCAAATAAGGTTGTTGATGCGGATAAAAATGTAAAAGAAAGATATGTTCGTCAAGAAGATTTGGTAATGTATGCAAACTTAGAGTGTAATTTATTACCAAGAACTAAGTTGGCTATTGGTACTGCAAATAACGACTCAATTAGGACAGTCTCTATTGCTAAGATTAATTTTTTAAATCCTGGTAATAAAGGTAAATTGGATAATTCATATACTGACGAATTAACAGGTAAAGATACTATTAAGGGTAACGGTGTTAATCAACCAAAACTAAATTCAATACAGAATCCAAATAATAGTGATGATTATTATATAACCCAAACAATGAACTCAAATGGTAAAGCAGGTTCGGTTGATAATGGGTTATTAGGTATTGTCTCAATTAATGTTCGTCAAGGGTTAGATTTTTTACCTACAATCTCTATGAGGTTAGTTGATATTAAAGGAAGAGCCTTATTTGAAGGTGGGGATAACTCACCATACGCGGCCTTCTTTAATTTACCATATCCTTTGTTTTATTTAACAATTAAAGGTTATTATGGTAAAGCGGTTAGATTGGGGTTAATGTTGCAAAACTTTACAACAACTTATAATGCTGCTGATGGTAATTTCAACGTAGATTTAACTTTTTACACTTACAAATATACTGTGTTGGCTGAAGTTACTATGGGTGCTTTAATGGCTACCCCACATATGTATCAATCAAGATTAAAAGTTCAATCAACTAAAGGTGGTAGTTCAAAATCAAAAGTTGAAGATTTAGTGGTTGAAAGAGGGTATCAAAAAATTAGAGAATTATATAGTGAGTATAAATCAAAAGGTATGATACCTGATGATTTTCCGGAGATTACTTTAATGCAAATGAAAGAAAGAATTGAGAATTTTATTAAAAATATTCTAGATTCCTTTACTAAACAAAATTTAGACCCATTAACGGATTTAGACACATATAACGGTAATTTACAGGATTATCAAGGTAATGTGTTTTATTACACACCACAATCTTGGTTTAATACCTATATGGATAGTGAGAATTTTTTTATTTTAAAAAATGGGGGTTCAAGAGTTTATACATTTAAAGCAGAAATTAACACATCACAAAAAAGAAGTGATGCGATAACTAAACTTAAAGGTTTGCTTGATAAGTATAACGCATTATTGGCGGGTAATAAAACTTGTGGGACAAATGGTAAATATACTATTAGTGGTAAGGAAACCCCTTGTAGTATACCAAATAGTATTGAATATAAAATATTTACAAAACAAGTTCAAGCAAACGATATTGACTTTGTTGAATCATATAAAGCTCAAAAAAAATCAAGTCAACCTACGGACTTAGATATTAGTAATTTTAAATCAGACTTAATTAAAAATAATATTTTTAATAGTTTAGACATAACAAATACTGATGGTGGGAAACAAATAAATTATGATTATTTTATTTTTGAGGGTACAGGTAAATTTATCGATTTGATTGATAAAATTAGTAAAGATTTAAAAACAAAAAGAGAAGAGATTCAAGAAAAATTGACCATTGCGTTGTCTGAATTATTACAGAGTAAAGATAATGGTATTGGGTTTGTTCCGACAATTAGGAATGTACTTGCTGTTGTTTTTGCTAACGGTGAGGCCTTCTTACGTTTAATGGATGATGTTCACACAAAGGCTTGGGAACAAAGAGATAATAAGATTAGAAAGAATGTTATTTTTAATAAACAAATTGCGGGAGCAAGTGCAGATAATAAAAATTCGGGTGATGATGTAAATCAACCTGTTTATCCTTGGCCTCAAGTTATTAAAGAAACAACAGGGGAAAATGGTCAAGAAAAATATGAGTTAAGATATCCTGGAGATAATGATATTATTGGAGAAACAAAAGGGTTTTTAAATGATGTTTGGCCTGAAATAGAGTTTGTTGAAGAATTTTTAAGAGCCTTTGTACAAAGAGAAAGTCCTCCATCTCCGGTGGCACCAACATCAAATAGTTTAACGGAACCTAAGAGAGTTTCATTAAATGCTATTGAATTTCCTATAAGTAATGCGGTTTTTAATAATAAAGAAGATGTTAAATTTTTCTATGAAATATATGAAAGAGTTTTCTTTAGTTCTCATTACTCAAGATTAAGTAGAGTGACCAATAATGTTGGTGATACAAATAATATTACAAATATAATTGCGGACGGTGAAACAATTAACATCAAAAATAGTTTAGGTACAGATAATCCATTTTTAATCAAAAAATTAAAAGAGTATGGGTTTAATGGTACAAATTTTGAAAGTGTTTTAAAACATATTTCAAATGAAGGTATAGGTGAAAGCTGGCAAAACTACATACGAGGTATTTTTAATACAGGATATATTAAGAATATTGTTGAAAATGCCGGATTTGAATTTATTAGTTCTGATGTCTTAAACGAGAGTATATCCCAACCATTAGTTTCTTTAAATAATGAGAATTTAGTGGTTCAATATATTACTAATTCAACAACCTCTAATGATGTTGACTTGGAAGATACATATCCGTTTACAAATACAAAATGGATTCAGGGTGGATTGGCTAATGGTAGTAGTTTAGACTATAAATTAGCGTTTAACACAACCAAAGGTTTAACGTACAATTTAAATAAAAAAATTATTTCAAATTTCACAGACACTCAATCAGTTGATGCGAATAGACCAATAACAAATTTTGTTTATAAAACAATTGTCACTCCGGTGGTGGATAAAACTAATTTAAGTAATTTCTATAGTACAAGAACTTACGATGTTCAATTACCAACTGAGGGAGATATTGTGTATCATAATTATAGTGGTGGTGTAAGTACATATCAAACAACATCAATGTTTAATACTCCTTATTTTATTAACTCAATTCAAGAGGGGGTTAATAAATTTAAGAATAATGAGTTATATCCATATGTTTCGTCAGCATATTTGTTTTTAAATAGTTTGCCGTTAACGACTTTACGTGAAAAATCAAAAACATACGAAGGGGGTGTTCAAAAAGATTTGGATTACCTTTTTGCAACATTAAAGAAATTTGGTGCTGTTCATAAAATGCCTTACGCTTGGATATTAAAAATAGGGTCTATATGGAATAGATATAAAACATACACAAATAATGGTGTGGATATTTTAGATAATTGTTGGAAAAATTTTGATGCTAATATAAATTATGACCCTGTTAGTTCGGACCCAACTAAAAAATATACATTCACAATTCCTGGTCAAACAGGTGTGACTAGTGTTGTATTACAAAATACTGTAAGTTCGACCATTCCGTTATTTTTTACTCCTCCGTCTGTAAATACTACAACAATTAATACAGGGTTTTACCCAAAATTAATTAACGATTTTAATGTCTTTTATCAAGGGTTTGAGGTTTACTCAGGATTTACAAATACAGATATCCAAAATGGGTTTAATAGGGGAGTAACATTAAATAGTGTTGAGGATAGTGTTATTAACGGGAAAGGTGTTGATAATGGATTTATTAAAGTGATACCCTGGTCAGTGTCAGTTAAGACACCGGACAAAGTTTCATCCTATATTATACCATCACAAGGGTCGTTATTTAATCAAACATTTAATGAATGTTTTAGTTCTAATGGAGATATAAAAATTGAAGTTACAGGTAATACATCTATGTATAACGGTTCTATTAGATTATTTTGGTCGGCACCAAACTATGGTTATTTTGATAACACAAAATTAGTTAAACCAACGCCTAGTCAATACTTAAAACAAGTGTTTTCAGGTCAAAGTGCTCAACAAAATTATTCGTTTAATGGTGTTAGTGATGATTACACAAATATTAGTGAAATGTTTTCAGTTTTTGAAAAAAACATATTAGATAAGTTTGAAACTAAATTTTTAGAATTTTCTAAATCAATATATAGTTTTGATGAAGATGATTCAGAGGTGGATACGGAAACTGATAAGTCATTTAGTAATTTTCAAAAATTAATGACAAGTATGATGATTGTACCGACAGTTAATGGGTTAGGTAGTGATGGTACTGTTACAGATATTCAAACAAGACAATTAACTAATTTATCAAATCTTATAACGCAATTTTTAAATTACGATATTGTGTTTAAATATGGTAATCCGGGAGGGTTTGACAAAAGGTTGTTTTACACATTTTCAAAACACAATATAACATCACCTTTTACTTGGGATTATTATGTTCCTAATACACCGAATGGTTTACCAAGTCAAACAACATTAGCGTTATCACAAACAACATATCCAAGTGCTTGGAATGCTTTGAGAACATATGTTGGATTTTCTGACATACCTGAATTAACATATAAAGATAGTGGTTCATATATAACCGATTTTTTTATTGATTGTAATGTTGCTTTTACTGTTGAAAGTATAACTAATTTATACCCAATAATTAAAGTCTATGCTACTCAAAAATTAAAAGACCCAACATTAAATTACAGTAAATTCATTATATTAATTAACAATTATTTAAATGGTATAGACTCATTCAACAAAAAGATATTAGATAATCTGATGATTAAACTCCAAAAAGAGTTGCCAAATGTTAATGATACTCCTCAAGAAAAAACAACAAGTGTATTAGATAGTCCACAAAGTAAAGTGGAATTATGGGAGTCATTTAAAGCGACAAACGATAAATGGATTGCTGGAAATGATTTTAAAACAAAAACATTATTTGAAGATATCTTATTATTGGATAGAGCAAGTCGTGACGTTGGGGATAAGATATTAGTGGATGTTATTAAGTTAAAAGATAGATTAACTGATATCAATGTTAAGTCAAATATGTTAAATTATGTTCAAACAATCTTAGTTGAGAATAATTTTGTCGTTATGAATATTCCATCATATATTAATTTTTATAATGTTCAAGATGCTGTTAAAAACGCTAAACCAAATCCTGAGGGAACTTTAGAGTTTGCTAACACAATGTTTGGTACTTTTTTAAATGTTGATTATAGAAATTCATCGGCAAAAATGGTTTGTTTCTATGGTGGAAAAGGAAGTGAACAATTAGATTTAAAAAATAACGTTGATTATCGTTTTAGAAATGACGCGTTTGATTTAAGAAGAGCCAGTGACAATCCATTATTGGAAAACCAAATTGGAAAAAAAGATTGGGATAAATCAAACAAAGTGGTTGGGTTTAATGTGGATATTGGACCACAAAATCAATCAATATTTCAAGGGTTTAATGTGTCCCAAAATCCCGGTAAATCAACAGCGGAATCTTTAGAGGTTATTAATCAAATGGCAAACCAATCCGGTAACAGAGGAGGTTCAACACAAAGTACTTCATTATATAACGTTTATAAAAACAGAAGTTATTCTTGTACAATAATAATGATGGGAAATGCGATAATACAACCAACAATGTATTTTAATTTAAGAAATGTTCCAATGTTTAGTGGTCCATATATGATTACAAGTGTTAATCACACAATTAATCCCGGTCATTTTGAAACAGTTATTGAAGGTATTAGACAACCGACAGCGTCATTACCTAAAGTTGAAAATTATCTACAATCTCTTAAAACAACATTGTTAAAAACAATTATTGATAAAGTTGCTCAAGAAAAGGCTGATAAGGAAAAAGCATCGTCAACAGGTACTACCAAAACTACAAATATTAAAACAAAAACTGCTGATAAAGTTAATAAATTAACTAAACCAAGTGGAACTAAAAGTGATAATACTCAAACTTGTGTACCAAATAATTACTATAATAAGTACATTGTTGAAACACCGTTAACAACATATGTTAATTATTCTGATGTTATTACATATATAACAACAAATAATACAAATAATAAAATTAGATATGCTATTTTTGCTAAAATGTATCTAAGTTCATCAAACGGTTCTAAACTACAAACTAAAGCGAGTAATTATAGTGGTACTGATTTGACATCAAAGTGGGGTGCAACAGGTGATAAGTATTTTATTAAAAAATATTATTGTGATTCAAGTAATTCTACCGATGGTAAAGTTCAAACACCGTATGTATTCTTTGATACTTTTAAAGACCATATTAATTTTTTAATTGAAAGATATACAAATAGAGTTAGTATGATTAAAAGTGTGGACGCTAAAGAAATTACTAAGTTCTTAATATTATATTCGGATAATGGCATTCCGGATAATGAAGATGAGTATACAAAAATGAATGATACTGACATATTAAATATTGAAAGTAGAGTTCAGGAATCAATTAACGTTTTTAATCCGGTTGCAGGTATTTATTAACATTTACAAATAAACAGATATTTATATATAAAAAAGATTATGGATACAAAATCATTATTAGAAAATTACTTAGGTAAAAAAACTCGTACTACAGAAAAAGATATGGGTAACGGTTCAAAACAAGTATGTGATTTAGAATCAGGTGATTGTTACACAATTAGAATGAAAGATGGTCTAATAGAAAGAGTTGACAATACTATGAATCAAAATAGAAGAATACAAGTTGAAACAACAACTGGTGTAAAACAATTATTAAACGGATAAAATGAGAAAAATAGATAATAGAATTTTAGAAGAAATTGCTAGATATAATTCAATTAATGGTTATATTACGGAACAAGAGGCTACATTACCACCACCTCCGGCAGAAGACCCAAACGCTCTTCCACCAGCACCGGGAGCATCACCTGCTGACCCAAATGTTGTACCTCCGGCTCCAGCGGCACCTGCAGGTCCACAACCTGTTGATTTGACAACAGATACTGAAGTTGAAAAAATAGGTGGGGAAGATGAAAAAAAATCAGGTAATACTGAAGAAATGGATATTACTGACTTAGTTAATTCTCAGAAAAAAGTTGAGGAAAAACAAGAAGAGTATTTTGAAAACTTATTCAAACACTTAGATGGTTTAGAAAGTAAACTCGGTGAAATGGATGGTATTATGTCTAAATTAAACGATTTAGAAATGAAGATTGAAAAATACAGAGAAAAAACTCCTCAAGAAAAATTGGAGTTAAGAACATTAGATTCAGGTCCATTCAATCAAAAATTAAGTCAATTCTTTGATGATAAAGAAGATGATATGGAAAAATCAGGAAAAAATGAATATGTTTTAACTCAGAACGATGTTGAAGATTATTCTCCTAATGAAATACAAAAAACATTTAGAAATTTTGGTGACGAAACACAACCATCATCATTTCAACAACTAAGATAGATAGATGGTCTTAGGACCATCTTTTTTTTACAAAACAATTTGACAAACACACGGCTGACACTTATACTTTTATAAACCTTTAAATATTTTAAACACTATGGCGACAAATTCATTAGACGCAGTTTTAGCTCAATACGAGAAAGCTAAACAAGGTAGTACTTCTTCTACCTCAAAATTCACACAAGAAGAAAGAATGAAAAAATACTTCGCGGCAATCCTTCAAGATAAGGAAACTCAAGGCCAAAGAAGATTAAGAATCTTACCAACTACAGATGGTTCTTCACCATTTAAAGAAGTTTGGTACCACGAGATTCAAGTTGATGGAAAATTCCAAAAATTTTATGACCCGGGAAAAAATGACAATGAACGTTCACCTTTAACTGAAGTTTACGAAGAACTTCGTTCAACAGGAAAAGAGGAAGATAAAAAATTGGCATCAAATTACTTATCACGTAAATTTTACATCGTTAAAGTTATCGACAGAGATAACGAAGAAGATGGTGTTAAATTTTGGAGATTTAAATCTAACTACAAAAATGAAGGTATCTATGACAAAATCATTCCTATCTACAGAAACAAAGGAGATATTGCTGACCCTGAAAAAGGGAGAGACCTTATCCTTGAATTAACTAAAGCTAAAACTCCAAAAGGGGCGGTTTACACGGTAATTCAGACAGTTATGTATGATGATGCGGCTCCAATTCACGAAGACACAAAACTTTCTGAAAGTTGGGTTAACGATGAGTTAACTTGGGAAGATGTTTACTCTAAAAAACCTGTTGAATACTTAGAGGCGATTGCAAGAGGTGAAACTCCAAAATGGAACTCTGACAAGGGTGGTTACGATTATGGTAACTCTGACGAGGATGAAATGTCATTTGGTGGTTCTAAACCATCAGCACCAATTGACCCACAAGCGGGTGATGAACCGGAAGATGATATGCCGTTCTAATCAAACAAACTTAGACATATAACTTGGACACTGAGACCTACTTAGTGTCCAACTTGTCTAAACAAATTAAAAAATTAAATTAACTTGGACATATGGCGATTAAAAAGAAAACATTCTCGTTAGAGGATATAAAGGGTAAATTCTCTACAAAAACAAAATATAAACCTGAAAGTTTTTATAACTGCGGTGAGGCTTTTATGGATGCTTGTGGTTTACCCGGACCTGTAATGGGGGGTATTAATATGTTCTTGGGACATTCAAACTCATCAAAAACAACTGCGATGATATTAGCGGCTGTTGATGCTCAAAAAAAGGGTCATTTACCCGTGTTTATAATAACAGAAAAAAAATGGTCTTGGGAACACTCGGTTGAATTAGGTTTACAAGCAGAACAAAATGAAAATGGGGAATGGGATGGTCAATTCATCTTTAATGATTCGTTTGATGTTATTGAACAGGCAACAGATTTTATTAATGATGTTTTAGATTCACAAGAAAAGGGAGAAATTCCTTATAGTATAGTATTTTTATGGGACTCAATCGGTAGTATCCCGTGTCAAATGACGTTTGATGGAAAAGGTGGGGGTATGTTTAATGCAAAAGTGCTAGCGGATAAAATAGGTATGGGGATTCATTCTAGAATTTCTAAATCTAAAAAAGAGGATTATCCTTATTATAATACTTTAGTCGTGGTCAACCAACCTTGGGTTTTATTGGCAGACGGACCTTTTGGTCAACCGGAAATTAAACCTAAAGGTGGAGAAGCATTATATCTAGCATCATCATTAGTTTTTCTATTTGGTAATCAAAAAAAATCAGGTGTAAATCATATTACCGCAACTAAAAATGGTAGGACGGTCTCTTACGCTGTTAGAACAAAAATTTCTATATTAAAAAATCACGTAACAGGAATAGCTTTTAAGGATGGAAAAATAATAGCAGTTCCTCAAGGATATATTTCTGATACAAAAGTTGCTTTAGATAATTATAAAAAACAATACGCAAACTATTGGAACGCAATTCTTAGTGGGACAGGAGAAATAACTTTAGATGAAACAGAAGAAGAAGATTTTGATTTATAAAAAAATATAAATAATTATACTTTTTAATTATTTGATGATATTTATATAATATGGGAAGAAGAAAAGTTGAAGATGAAAAAAAGAAAGTAAAATTGGCGGTGTCTCTTGACCCTGAACTACCACAATACTTTAAAGATAAATCTATAAATTTATCTTCCCTTGTTAATAAATTATTAAAAGAATATATTAAAAATGGAAACGAAAGTTTGTAGTAAGTGTAATCTTGAAAAAGAATTGTCTAATTTTAGAAAAAGAAAAGATTCTAAAGATGGGTTTAGAACTGAATGTAAACAATGTTCTTATCTAGTTTGGAAAAAATATAAGGATAATAACGATGAAAAAATAAAAGACCAAAAAAGAAAAGAATATGTTGATAACCGGGAAAAAATATTATTAAAAGTTAAAAATTACCGAGAAGAAAATATTGATGTTATTAGGATAAAAGATAATGATAGGTCAAAAAAAAGATACCAAAAAGACCCAAACAGGTATAAAATATATTATGAGAAGAATAAAGAAAATATTTTAACTTATAAAAAAGAATGGTCAGAAAAAAATAAGGAGAAAGTTAAAGTAAAAAGAAATCTTTATCATTCTTTAAGATTAAAAAATGATGTTATTTTTAGATTAAAATGTGTAATGAGGTCTAGACTTTTATCGTTTCTTAAAACCCGAAACATTACCAAAACTAACAAAACTTTTGATATTGTAGGATGTTCCCCCCAATTTCTAAAAGAACATTTAGAAACCCAATTTACTGATGGTATGAGTTGGGATAACAGGAGTGAGTGGCATATTGACCACATCATTCCATTATCATCGGCAAAAACAGAAGACGAACTTTATAAGTTATGTCATTATGGAAATCTTCAACCATTATGGGCTGAGGATAATTTGAAAAAGAGTAACAAAATTTTATAGTAACGAATACAAACAAAACAAATGACTAAAACACTTTTGGTCGATGGGAATTACCTATTAAAGGTTGGTTTTAGTGGTGTTAAAGACTTTTTTAATGGTACTAAACATATAGGAGGATTATGGCATTTTATAAATACCATTAGACGTTTGATAGATGAACAAAACTTTGATAAGGTTGTTGTTATGTGGGATGGAGATAATAATTCATCCGCCCGAAAACTTATTTATCCCCAATATAAAGAAAAAAGAAGATTAACTGAGGACTTTATAGATGAATCTTTCACTGAGCAGAAAGAAAGAATTAAACAATACTTGGAGGACTGTTATATAAGACAAATCAACGTAGATAATAACGAAGGTGACGATTTAATTTCTTACTACTGCCAAATCTCGGAAAACGAACAAAAGACCATCTATTCGGGGGATAAAGACCTTACCCAACTTATATCGGATAAGGTATCGGTATATTATCCAAGAACCAAAGAAACTTATCATTTAGGGAGTAAAATCAAATGTGAGTTTTACGAATTTCCACATCAAAATATTAAAACTTATAAGATATTATCAGGTGACAAATCGGATAATATTGATGGGATATATGGGTTGGGGGAGAAGACACTTATTAAGTTTTTTCCTGAGCTACTTGAAAAGCCGGTTTCATTTACCGATATTTTAGAAAAGGCGGAAATTCTTCTTAAGGAGAACAAGGATAATAAGACACTACAAAATTTGTTATCCGGTAAGACTAAGAGTGGGGTTTATGGTGATGAATATTTTGTTATTAACGAAAAAATCATAAATTTGTCAAATCCGTTAATTAGTGACGATGCTAAAAAGATTGTTGAATTATATTATAGAGAAACATTAGACCCTGATGGAAGGGGTCATAGAGGTCTTATTAAGATGATGATGGAAGACGGGTTTTTTAAGTATCTACCAAAGGGGGATGACGCGTGGGTTAATTTTGTTAGACCCTTTTTAAAACTAACAAGAAAAGAAAAAAGAAATTATAAAAACAATTAATTAAAACTATGAAAGACCAAGATTCGGTAAAATTAGAATTCTTAATGATGGTAAATGATAACATCATTGTACAGAGATTTTTTAACGTGAGAGAGTTCAACAATGAGGCAAAAAACTCATTAGAACTTTATGATTTACTTCGTGAATTTAAAGACGATATTCAGACTCAATTATCATTGAAAACCGTAACATATATGACGGATAATATGTACGAAATTATTAACAATCCAACTATTTTGGATACATCTTATATTGATGGTCCGGAGTATTTTAATATCTTCATCAAACAAAATGATATGACAATTTGTCATAGACAGGTGGACGCTAAAGTATACCCTCCAAAGGTAAGATATACTGTGGATGTACGCCCACACCTAAAAAACTTGTTGATGAACTTGACTGACATCTTTTCATCAAAAAATTTAACAAAAAAATATCTAGAGGTTACCCTAAGTGTGTAGTATTTATTATTACACTAAAAGAAAAAACATATGGCGTCAAACAAAAATTTCGAGTATCTAGGTAGTACCTTTCAGATACAATTATTAAACCAAATCATTATTGACAAAGACTTTTCACGGTCTATTATAGATGTGATTGAAACAAGTTATTTTGAAAATAAATATTTCAAATTAATCATTCAAATGATTAAGGAGTATTACACAAAATACGAACACACACCAACCTTTGACACCCTAGAACAAATTACAAAATCTGAGATACAACAACCTATGGCGGCAAAAATCATTATTGATACCCTTACAAAAGTTAAGGAGTCTACGCTTGAAGGTGCTGAGTTTGTACAAGAAAAATCAATGAAGTTCTGTAAACAACAGGAGTTACAGAAAGTAATGGTTAAGGCTCAAAAAATCATTGATACCGGTGAATTTGAGAGTTATGACACATTAGAAGAGATGGTGAGTAAAGCTCTTCAGGTTGGAGAACACGATAAGGGAACAGAAAGTGTTTTCAGTAACTTAGATGATGTTTTAAACGAGGATTATCGTCATCCGATACCAATGGGTATTCCGGGTATAGATAGACTCTTAAAAGGTGGTCTTGCTAAAGGTGAAATCGGTGTTATTTTAGCACCAACAGGTGTTGGTAAATCTACTTTACTGACAAAAATCTCAAATCACGCATTTAATTTGGGATACAATGTTTTACAAATATTCTTTGAGGATAACCCAAAAATTATCCAACGTAAACACATTACATTATGGACAAAAATCCATCCGGATGATTTGTCTTTAAGAAAAGATGAGGTAATGGTTAAAGTTCAAGAAATTAAGGAGAAAATGCCTAATGAATTGATACTTAAAAAACTTCCATCTGATACTGTAACAATGATGCAAATTAAGAATCAAATTAGAAAAATGATTTCTGAAGGAAACAAAATTGATATGGTATTATTAGACTACATTGACTGTGTAGTTCCGGATAAAAACTTGGGGGACGAATGGAAATCTGAGGGTTCTGTAATGAGAGGGTTCGAATCTATGTGTCACGAATTAGATTTAGTTGGATGGACAGCCACCCAAGGAAATCGATGTGTTTCTTTAGACACATATGTTGAAATTGAAAACAAAGGTTTAATACAAATAAAAGATGTTAAAGTAGGTGATAAAATATTAACTCACGATGGTTTTAAGAATATTAGTTTTGTTTTTCCAATTGAAAAACAACCTGTTTATAAAATAAAAACTAAAAGTGGTAAAGAAATAAAAGTATCGTCAAAACACAAATTCCCAACCCAAAAAGGTTTAATGTCAATCAGTAGTGGATTATCTGTTGGTGATAACCTTTATGTGAAAAAATAATTGTGTCCCTGTCTAACTTTTTTATTTTTGAGATATTTATTATTAAATAATTAATATGGGTAAAATTAGTATTGAACAATTTCTTAAATATAAGAAAATAAAGGATATAAAAAAATTAATCACTCAAAAACAGTATGATGAATTAGAGAGGGTTTTTTCATATTATGATACCAAAACAATAAAAAATAGGTTACAAAATATCAGAGACTTTATAATTAATTCTGTTGAGACTAGATGGGTTGGTAGATTAAAAATTATTACCACTAAACTAAAAAATGATGTTATAAGTGAATATTCTTGTAAAGTTAGGTATGGGGATAATTGGTATAAAAAACGTGAAACCTTAAAAGATAAGGTTAGAATGGATAAAAATAATTTTATTAAGAAATACGGTGAAGAAGATGGTACTAAAAGGTGGGAAGAAAGAAACAAAAAAACAATTTCATATGGTTTAAAACCAGCTATTATGAGATATGGTGATATAGAAGGTAGAAAAAAATGGGAAGAAACTTTAAGACGTAAAATAAAAACAATGTCGGAAGTCAAAAAAATCAGACCTTACAGAAATGGTAGAACGTTGGTTGAATACCAAAAAAGGTGTGGGATTGAAGAAGGGTATAAAAAATGGGTTCAAAGAAATGAAAAACAAAAATATAGGTTTAGTTTATTTTTCTATATTGACACATATGGTGAAGAAATCGGGGTTAAAAAGTGGGAAGAATATTGTGATTCCATGTGTAAAACTACTTTAAAAATTTTTATTGAAAAATATGGTCAAGATACGGGTACCGAAAGATACAACAAATATGTGGAAAGAATTAAATACGGCCAAAGTGAAGAATATTATATAAATAAATATGGTGAAAAAAACGGGTCAATTAAGTATAAAGAATTTACGATTTCTAAGATTTCTAATTTTAAAGATAGATATTCAAAAATTTCACAAGATTTGTTTTGGAATATATTTGAAAGGTTAAATAACGAAAATAGAGAAAAATGTTTTTTTTATGAACTAAATTACGAATATTGTTTTTACGTTTGGGAAAAAAATATGACAATAATTAATGTCGACTTTAAAATGGGAAATAAATTAATTGAATTTGATGGTGATTATTGGCATTCAAAAGAATCTCAAAAACAAAAAGATATTAATAGGGATGGTTATTTGACTAAAAAAGGTTATTTTATAAAAAGAATAAAAGAATGTGATTATAGAACAAATAAACAACATATCATTAATGAATGTTTAAAATTTTTAAAATAAAAAATATGAAAAAAAATAATTTGGATTTAGATGATTTAATTTTAGATGAAATTGAATCAATCGAATTGGTGGGTGAGGAAGACACAATAGATATTACGGTGGAAGATACACATATGTTTTACGCTAATGATATTTATACACACAACTCTTCGATTTCCGCTGATGTGGTAACAACCGACCAAATGGGGGGTTCTATTAAAAAAGCACAGGTTGGTCACGTAATCATTTCAGTGGCTAAATCACTACAACAAAAAGAAATGAAACTAGCAACAATAGCTATCACAAAATCACGTATTGGTGATGATGGTGTTGTATTTGAGAATTGTAAATTTGATAACGGTATGTTAGAGATTGATACTGAAAGTTCGGTAACATTCTTAGGGTTAGAAGAACAAACCGAAGAAAGAAATAGACAAAGAATCAAAGATTTATTAGACAAAAGAAAACAAAAAGAACAAACACAAAATTAATTAAAATGAAAGAAAAAATATTAGAACCAAATAACGACCGATTTGTTATTTTTCCCATAGAACATAACGATATATGGGAGTTTTACAAACAACATCAAGCTGCGTTTTGGACAGCAGAAGAAGTGGATTTATCTAACGATATCAGAGATTGGGAAAACCTATCGGATAATGAGAGATATTTCCTTAAAAATATATTAGCATTCTTTGCGGCATCTGATGGTATTGTAAATGAAAATTTAGCTGAAAATTTCTTAAAAGAAGTACAATATGCTGAGGCAAAGTTCTTCTACGGGTTCCAAATTATGATGGAGAATATTCACTCATTAATGTACTCATTATTGATTGATACTTACGTATCTGATGATACAGAAAAAGATGAATGTTTTCACGCAATTGATAGATTACCGGCTGTTCAAAAGAAAGCTAAATGGGCACTTGATTGGATTGAGAATGCTTCGTTTCAGGAAAGATTAGTAGCGTTTGCTGCGGTTGAAGGTATCTTCTTCTCAGGTTCATTCTGTTCCATATTTTGGATGAAATCAAGAGGAATTATGCAAGGATTATGTAATGCTAATAGTCTTATCTTCAAGGATGAGAATTTACACTGTGATTTTGCTATCCATTTGATTAACAATCACGTTGAGAACAAACCAACAGAAAAAAGAATTAAAGAAATTTTATTGTCCGCATTAGAGATTGAAAAAGAGTTTATTACTGAGTCATTACCTGTATCTTTAATAGGTATGAATTCAAACTTGATGAAACAATATCTTGAATTTGTTACCGACGGGTTATTAGTTAAATTTGGTTGTAAAAAACAATTTAACGTAGAACAACCATTTAAATTTATGGAACAGATAGCGGTGGAAACAAAAGGAAACTTTTTTGAATCAAGAACTATGGAGTACCAAAAGGCCAAATTAGGTGAGTCATTAACATTTACAGACGATTTTTAATATGATGTCATTAAAGATAAGAAAAAGAGGGGGTGATGAGGTATCGTTTAATCCCCAAAAAATATATCAGAGAGTTAAACGTGCAGCTAAAGGATTAAACGTAAATGCTGATGAGGTATTCATTAAGGTGATTACTTCGGTTCCAACAGAGGGTGTTATTACAACTAAAGAGTTGGATAAATTGGTTTACGAGATTGCTGCGGCATATACCGGAAGTCATCACGATTACTCAAGATTGGCCTCATCTGTTGCAATATCTGCGTATCACAAAGAGACTGACGAAAGTTTTTCAAACACAATGTATCGATTATACCAAGATGGTATTATTAATGATATTTTAATGGATACTATTGATGAGTATGGTTCTGAAAATATTGATAAGGTAATAAATCACGAAAATGATTATAATTTTGATTATTTCGCGTGGAAATCATTATCAGAAATGTATTTGTTAAAAAATCCTGAAGGTAAAATTATTGAGAGACCTCAACATATGTATATGAGAGTTGCTCTATGGGTGACTAAGTCATTTGAAGAGGCGATTGAATACTATAATTCATTATCAAATCAACTTATCTCTCCGGCAACCCCGATTATGATTAATGCGGGGACTAAAACGCCTCAACTAGCATCTTGTGTATTAAAATACAATAATGGGGACTCAAGAAAAGGGTTGTTACAAACATTAAACGATATTTCAACTTACTCTTCGGATGCTGCGGGAATTGGTTTATGTATGTCTAACATTCGTAGTAAAGAAAGTCGTATTAACTCATCAGGAGGATTTGCGGGTGGTTTACTAAAATATCTTAAAATAGTTAATGAATCATTACGTTTCTTTAACCAACAAGGAAGAAGACCGGGTAGTGCGGCAATCTACATTGAACCTTGGCATAAAGACATCATTGATTTACTAGAAATCAAAAAGAATACAGGTGCTGAAGAGATGAGAGCAAGAGATTTATTTACATCTATATGGTTACCGGACAACTTTATGAATGCTGTTAAAGATAATGGGGATTGGTATTTGTTCTGTCCTAACGATATTGTTAAAGCAGGTATTAAACCATTACAGGAAACTTATGGTGACGAGTATGAGGCAAACTACAACAAAGCGGTTGAACTTGGACTTGGTAAAAAAGTGAAAGCACAAACAATTTGGAATAAGATTATTGAATCTCAGGTTGAGACCGGAGTTCCTTACTTATGTTCTAAAGATAGTGCTAACAAAAAAACAAACCATCAAAATATTGGTGTAATTAAACAATCTAACTTATGTAATGAGATTTACCAATACACTGATGAGAACACTACCGCAATCTGTACATTATCTTCTATGGTATTGAAAAACTTCATTGTTAAAGGAGAATTTGATTTTAAATTACTGTATGGTGAGGTTAGAAAAGTTGTTAGAGCACTTAACAAAGTTGTTGACATTAACAGTTATTCAACTGAACAAGGTAGAAAAGGTGGTTTAGAACAAAGAGCAATAGCTATTGGAACTCAAGGACTTGCAGACGTATTCTATTTAATGGATTACATCTTCACATCTGAAGAAGCAAGAAAGTTAAATAAAGAAATCTTTGAAACTATCTACTTTGCGGCAATCACTGAAAGTATGGAATTATGTAAATCAGGTGAATATAAACCATACGAATTCTTTAAAGGTTCACCAATGTCAAAAGGTATATTCCAATTTGATATGTGGGGATTAGATTACGAAGGATTAGGTAGAATGTGGGATTGGGATTCACTTAAATTAGAAGTGTCCAATCACGGGGTTTGTAACTCGTTATTCACGGCTCAGATGCCGGTTGCATCTTCAGCTAAGATTACAGGTTCATTTGAAATGACAGAACCGGCACATTCGGCTTTATTTAATCGTCGTGTAGTTGGGGGTGAAATCTTAATTGTTAACAAATACTTAATTACTGATTTTGAAAAGATTGGTATTTGGTCTGAAGACTTGAAAAATGAAATTATTATGAATGAAGGTTCGGTTCAAAATATTAACTTTAATCATTACCTTGATACTGAAGATAAAAATTACAATAAGAAAGTTAAAAGAATTGAACATTTGATTCCAAAATACAAAACAATTTGGGAGATATCTCAAAGAGAACTTATTGATATGGCAGCTGACAGAGCACCATTCATTGACCAATCACAATCAATGAATATCTATATGTCTAACCCAACATTATCAAAGATTTCATCATCACACTTCCATTCTTGGGGTAAAGGATTGAAAACTCTTTGTTATTATGTTAGAACAAAGGCGATATCAACCGGAGCTAAACACTTGGCTGTGGATATCTCAAAAGTTAATCAATCAAAACCAATTGAAAGACCAACCGTTGATTTAACACAAAAACCAACAGACACCGAATTTGAATGTTTCGGATGTGGTTCTTAATAAGAATATAAATCACGACTTCGGTCGTGATTTTTTATTTTGGGGGTATTTATCTGTTAATAAAAAATTAGACAAAATTATACATTTTTATTTTTTATTATGAAATAATGACTTTTTTAAATTTTCACTATATTTATAAATAAGGGTAACAAAATATATTACTCTAAAATATAAATGATATTAACTGAATCACATATATTTAATACAACATCTGAATTAGATGAACTTACGTTTAAATGTAAAAATCTATATAATAGAGCTAATTACATTATTCGTAATGAATTTATTAATAACGGTAATTATTTATCTAAATTTGATATGTTTAAAATATCAAAAGATTTAGATGAATATAAAGCGTTGCCAGTTAGAATTAGTAGAGGTGTTCTACGCACACTTGATGGCAATTGGAAATCATTCTTTACCTGTATTAAGAAATGGAAAACGAATAAAGAAGTATTTAAAGGTAAACCAAATCTACCTAAATATTTACCAAAAAACGGTAAGTTCACCGCTTTATTCTATGAAACAGCAATATTAAAAGAAACCAAAAAGAAAAAAGGTGTTGGTTTATCAACACTTAAAATGAGATTATCAGTTAAAACAACAAATAAAATAATAGAAATACAAGTTGTACCAATTAAAAATAATAAATATAAAATAAATATAGTATATGATTATAAACAAGAAAAATTAAAGGTTGATAATAATCAATATTGTGGAATTGATTTAGGGATAAATAATTTAATGACAGTAACATCAAATAAACGAGGTTGTAAACCTTTAGTAATTAACGGCAAACCATTAAAATCTATTAACCAATATTATAATAAAACAAAGGCAAAGTATCAAAGTGAATTACCTAAAGGCGTTAATTCATCTAAAAAAATAGATAATTTAACATTTAAACGAAATAATAAAATTAATGATTATTTACATAAAACAACAAATAAAATAATGAAATTCAGTTTAGAAAATGAATTAAATACAATTGTTGTTGGTTATAATGATTTTTGGAAACAAAAAATCAATATAGGTAAAGTAAACAACCAAAACTTTGTTCAGATACCGTTTGAAAAAATGTTATTTATGTTAAAATATAAATGTGAGAAATATGGTATTAATCTAACAACACATGAAGAAAGTTATACAAGTAAATGTAGTTTTTTGGATAATGAAGTTATATGTAAACATGATGAATATCAAGGTAAAAGAATTAAGCGTGGTTTGTTTAAATCAGGTAGTGGTAAGCTAATAAATGCTGACGTAAATGGTAGTTATAACATAATCAGAAAAGTATTTCCAAAGGCATTTGCAAATGGAATAGAGGGTGTTGCCGTACACCCATATAGAGTTAATCTATAGAAATTAACAACTTGTATAAGTTTGTATAAGTTTTAATGAACGGTATTTATAAAAAATAGTGACGACACTATATTTATAGTTATGGCAGATGGAACAACATACGGTTTAACTTTTCCTTTCAGAGATTCTTTTGAGGGGAAATATTTGGATTTATCAAACACAACGGAAAAAGAAATTAGAAATAATTTAATACACCTTTTGTTAACTAGAAAAGGTACAAGATATTATTTACCTGATTTTGGGACAAGATTATATGAGTTTCTTTTTGACCCATTGGATGCACCTACGTTTTCACAAATAGAATCTGAAATACGTGATGCTGTTGACCTATATATGCCAAATTTAATACTTACGAGTATTAATATAACAGCGGCATCAGATGGACAAGAAGATAAAGGGTCTTATGTTAATGGTGAGAACGATAGAGTTTTTAGAGTACCTGGTATTGCTCAATTAGAACATACCGCTAAAGTTAGAATTGATTATGTCATAACAGACGATGTGTTTAATTCTAGTGATTTTGTAATAATTAATATATAATATTATGGCTAATAAAAAGATTTCATATACAACTAGAGATTTCCAATCAATAAGAACGGAACTTATAAATTTCACTAAAACTTATTATCCTGAAACTGTTCAGAATTTTAATGACGCATCGGTATTCTCGGTTTTATTAGACCTTAATGCTGCGGTGACAGATAACTTACAATTCAATATTGATAGAAGTATTCAGGAGACAGTGTTACAATATGCACAACAAAGGTCTTCAGTATTTAATATCGCAAAAACTTACGGATTAAAAATACCGGGAATGAGACCATCTGTTTCTTTGGTTGACTTTTCAATAACGGTTCCGGTTTATGGTGACAAAGAAGATTTAAGTTATTGTGGAGTATTAAGAAGAGGTTCACAATTCAATGGTGCTGGTCAAGTTTTTGAAACAGTGTATGAAATTGATTTTGCATCACCAATTAATTCTGAAGGGTATCCAAATAGACTGAAAATACCAAATTTTGATTCAAATAATAAGATATTAAATTACACCATAACTAAGAGAGAAACTGTTGTTAATGGGATGACTAAAGTGTTTAAAAAAGTTATTACACCAAACGATGTTAAACCTTTTTACGAATTGTTTTTACCTGAAAAAAATGTATTAGGTATTACAGGAGTTTTATTAAAAGATGGGACACAGTATAGTAATGTACCCTCATCTCAAGAATTTTTAAGTACAGATAACAAATGGTATGAGGTTCAAGCTTTAGCTGAAGACCGAGTTTTTATAGAAGACCCAACAAAAGTGTCGGATAGTCCTGGTATTAAAGTTGGGAAATATGTACAGACAAGTAATAAATTTATTTCAGAATTTACACCTGAAGGATTTTTAAAAATGACTTTTGGTGGAGGTAATCAATCTGCTGATGAACAATTAAGAGAATTTGCGGCAAATGGGTTTACGTTAAATTTAAACAAATATTCAAATAATTTAGGGTTAGGTAGTACGTTGAAAGCAAATACAACACTATTTGTTCAATATAGAGTTGGTGGTGGTACAGGAAGTAACTTAGGGGTTAATACTATTACTCAAGTAGGTACAATATCATTTTTTGTTAATGGTCCTTCTGAGAGTATGAATACAACAGTAGTTAACTCATTAAGATGTACAAATGTTGTTGCGGCTATAGGTGGAGCGGACTTTCCAACAACAGAAGAAGTGAGAAATTTAGTTTCTTATAATTTTTCTTCTCAAAATAGAGCGGTTACGGTTAATGATTATGAATCAATTATTAGAACAATGCCGTCTCAATATGGAGCACCTGCAAAGGTTTCAATAACTGAACAAAATAATAAAATCATTGTACAGATGTTATCGTATGATGAATCCGGAGCATTAACGGAAGTCGTTTCAAACACTTTAAAAAATAATGTTGCTAATTACCTATCCAATTATCGAATGATAAATGATTATGTTTCAGTTCAAAGTGCTAACGTAATTGATTTAAGTGTAAATGTGGATGTTGTATTAGATAATTCTCAAAATCAAGGTACCGTTATATCTCAATTAATAACAGTAGTTTCTGATTATTTTAGTCCATCAAATAGACAAATGGGTCAAAATGTTAATGTTTCAGATTTGAAAAGATTATTACAAAATGAGAATGGGGTTATTACGATTTCTGATGTACAATTCTTTAATAATGTTGGAGGACAATATTCATCATCACAAACATCTCAAAGATATTCTGACCCAACAACAAAACAAATTGAGTTGATTGACGAGACCATTTATGCGGAACCAACTCAGAGTTATCAAATCAGATATTCTAACAAAGATATCAATATTAGAGTTAAAAATCTTAAAACGGTTAATTTCTCATAATAATTCACTTTAAATAATACTGAATTATCTTTTAAAAATAGTGTATAAACTATTTATTAAAAAAGATAATATATGTCAAATTCTTATAGAATAAGAACTAACGTCGGTGTAGATACCTCATTAAAGGTGATGATTGACCAAGAGTTCGAGTATTTAGAAATTCTATCCTTAAAAATCCTACAAAGTGATATCTACACACGACAATGTGCCGATTATGGTGTTGTTGTGGGTAGAGTTAGTGTAAACAATGGTTTTGGTCTTCCAAACGCTAAAGTATCTGTTTTTATTCCATTAGATTCTATTGATAAAAATGACCCTGTAATATCTAATATTTATCCATACAGTAATTTGTATGATGTTAATGATGATGGATATAGATATAATCTTTTACCTTACAAACCTTCTTATAGTGCTCACGTACCAACTGGTACTTTTTTTACACGTAGAGACGTATTGTTAAGTCCTGTTCTTGGTGATATTTACGATAAATACTACAAATATAATGCTGTTACTAATAGTAGTGGTGATTATATGATTTTTGGTGTTCCCGTTGGTTCTCATACAATTGTGGTGGATATTGATTTATCAGATATTGGTGAGTTTTCATTATCTCCTCAGGATTTAATTAGGATGGGTCGAGCAACTGAAAATCAAGTTGATGGTACCAAGTTTAGGGCGTCAACTAATTTAGGGGAATTACCTCAAATTGTTAGTTTTAAAAGAACTATTGAGATTGAACCTTTATGGGGTCAACCTGAGATATGTAACTTGGGTATAACTAGAACGGATTTTGATTTAACAGGTGAGGCTAATATTGATATACGACCTACAGCTATTTTTATGGGGTCGATTATTTCAGATACAGATAGTAATGCAATTAGGGCGAATAATAAACCAACTAGAGATTCAGGGTTTTTATGTAATGTTACAACAGGTCCTGGTGAAATATTGGCTATTAGACAAACTATTCAACACGATAGTAATGGACGACCTATACTTGAATCGTATGGTTTAGAAGGTGGTGGTACTATTATAGATGAAAAAGGAACTTGGATGGTAGATGTCCCAATGAATTTAGATTATTACATAACTAATGAATTTGGGGAACAAGTTTTATCACCTGACCCAACTAAAGGTATACCAACTAAAGGTAAATATAGATTTAAAGTTAAATGGTCTCAATCTCCATCAGAATCATCGTCAACTAAAAGAGCGTATTATTTAGTTCCAAATATTAAAGATTGGAGAACTGATAAACAAGAGTCATATGCTTTTAGTCTTGATTGGGATGATTATGGTGATGTAAATAATCCTGAAATGATACAGGAGGCGATTGATTGTGCTGATAGATTTTATATGATGCAATATAATAAAGTATATACGGTTTCACAATATATTGATGAATGGAGGTCAGGTGCTTATCAGAGGTTTGTTGGTATTAAAAATATATTAGATGATACCTGTGAAAGTGAAAATAATAGATATCCAACAAATGATGGGTATTTTAGATTTGACTTCTTTTATGTGTTATTCGCATTTTTAAGTATAATTTTAACACCAATATTTTATGCCTTAATCCTTATTATGCACATAGTTTATTTTATTGTATGGATATTAAGAGTTGCGTTCTTCCCATTTATGATTGTTTATTTTGGTATATTATCGGTAGATGCTTTTCTTGGTTTTGTTTCCGTAGGTTTTGGGGTAGTGTTTAACTGGGGTCTTTTAGCAATGGGGATAACGTATTTACTTGCTGTGGCTCTTTGTCTCTATATTTTCATACAATTATGGAAAATAAATTTAAGTGGGATTTCGGTGCCTTTACTAACTTATCCTGACTGTAATATGTGTTCGTGTGAACAAGGTCATCCTGTTGATGAAAATCCGGATGAAGATAACGGTTTGGCTGATTTAGACACCGGTAATGCGGATTTAATTCCTTGTGATTATATTTCTGCGGACCCTCTTTCTGCGTCACCACTTACTTTGGGGTCACCAATTTTACAATTATCGTCGGTTTCGCCTTGGGAAGTCCCTAAAACGGGTACAACAATTTATAATTCATCAACGCCATATACTTATGATTTACATTCTTCTACAAGACGTATGGTCATTCAAAGTGAATTTACCGGTAGGTTATTTGATGGACAAACTGCAAATCCCGGTTATGGGGCTCCCTATCCTTCTGATGAACAAGGTTCACCAACACACACTTGGATTACTACAGGTTTACCTATTGCTGATAGAATTAATTTATTTAATGTTAAAGCAAAATATTTTGATGGTGGGTCAAATAATCCTGGTGGTGGAGTTAATCGAGTTAGAGTAACATATGAACCACAAAGTAATCCCGGAAAAAAGCATTATGATAATACTATTGTAATTATTTGTCCTAAAGCAACTCTTAAAAAATATGTTTCAGGTCAAATGATTTCTTTTCAAAATCCATCATATAGTTCTGACCCAAATACAAATAGTCCAATTCTTAATAAAGCAGGTAATTACGCTATTACAGGAGTTACGTTTACCGGGCAAACTACTATAAATGTACCATACGCAAATTTTAATGGTTCAGGAAATAATTATGGTCCAACATATTCTGTTAATTTAACCGGAAATACTAAATATAATTATCTTTACAGGTATCCAACAGATGTTGAATATTTTCAAGTTATAACGGGTATGACTTATAGTGCATTTACATCACTATGCGGTACATCATTACTTGGTTCATTAAATGAAAGATATATTAAAAATGTAACCACATTACATAATCTTTATTATACTAATAACCCTGATACTGGTAATGCTGACACAACATCTTATTATTTAAGACCTATAGACTCAATAAAATATAGTAGTTCAATGGGTGTTGTAATATTAAATCGAGGGGTTGACCCTTATACTGATAAAATTGATATTGAATATGGGTTAGGTAAACTTTTTGGTCATAATAATGAGGATGATATAATAATTAAAACTAAGTGTCGAATGAACATACCTATTCAGGGTGGTTTTAAAAATGTTAGTCATTTATCAAGTGATTTCCCTCAAATTACAATAAATGGTGTTACCGCAGGTAATTCAAATGCTACTGATATATCTTATTCTAATACTCCATTATATCACGATTCGTTTTCATTTACACCACAACCACTTGATATATCGGGGAATACTATTCAATATGATGAAAATATGGTTCCTCAACCTACTTGGACTTTTTTATCTGCTGGTTATACAGGGTTTAATTCAAATTTAATTAGTTATTATTCATCATTAGATAAACGTTCAGGTAATTTTATACCTGCTTGTATTAATGGTACAACACCAAATCCACCTGTTTCTGTTGCGGCTAATGTTATTAATCCTAATGGAATATCGGTTTCTCCAAATAATTTATTTACTAGAACTATAGTTCCCGGGTTTTCTAGTGGTTATTATGATAATCCTGGATGTTGGGGGGATGGATGTGACCATAATTTTGATTTATATCGTCTTAATTTTAGTGTACAATATGATATTAATAATAATAATCAAGGTTATATACCAAATGAAATTGTTGAAGGAGGTTCTATAATGTCTATGAATGGGTATTTAGATTATGCTTACTCTGAATGTCAATGTTGTCACGCTTTTTTTTGTAGTTCAGAGTATCATAAACCAGTGATAGGTATGAATGATAGTTTAAAAACATATTTTTATTCCCCAACGTACCATTCGACAGGAAATACTTTAAATTTTAGTAGTAATACTATTTCCGGTAAAGTAAGAATAATGAGAGGGGATAGATTACCAACATCGACAGTTCCTCAAGAGTATTGTTGTAATTCTTGGTTGTTACAAAAAAATGAAAACTTACAAGTTTATTTAATACCTGAAAAAGGTGTTGTTGGTATATCGTCTACTCAGGGTGGTACTGGTTCTCAAGGTAGTGGTGCCGCTATAGATATAAATGAGGATTATTTACATTCAACACACATTAACGGTTTATTTTCAACATTTACTTGTGATGGGTCGGTTAATTTAGAATGTTATGATATAACAAAAAGATATCCAAAAGGTGCTTGTAATGGTGAGGTTAAAATTAATCACGATAGACAAAGAGGAATTCTTAATAAATTAAAATTTAATCGAGGTTGTTATTATTTTGTAACGGTAATGTTTCTATCTTTAATACAGGATTGGGCAATGATGGCAGAATGGATTGCTAGAAATATGGTTATGTTAGGTGCTTGTAGAAATGTCTTTTCGCATACTTTTAATAATAATTGGGTAAACGGTAATTTATATGCTATGTCATTCAAATATGATACAATAGGGTTTACATCACCTACTTCTAATCCACCAAACGCACCAATATATAATTACCCTACTAGTGTTGTTATCCAACACAAAGGTAGTCGAAACTTTTATTATAGATGTTCGGAATATGATGGAAGTTCTAAAGAATTCTTAGGTGCAATTAAATTTCCAACAACTATAATGGATTTAGGACCAAGAAGTTATTTCTTACAAGAACTTGTGATGTCTGACGAATATGATGGTTATATAGTTAATAAATTAAATTCATCTAGTTATTCACACGTAGATGAAATTCTTAATTTATTTATTATTAGTCGATTTTTAGATAATAATTTTTTAACAAATTTACTTGGTTCAATAAATATATTAGCATACTTTACACAAGATGCTAGTAGAAATAATTTAAAATTTGATGGTGATTATTCTCAATTAATATCTATTAACTCTGAATTAGGTGTTGCCGCGTTTCAAGCTACAAATTATCCTGATTTTAATGACCCGGACAATTTACAAAATCCAATATTTATTGGTTGTAATGGTGAGATAGGGATTTTCTTTTCGTCAGATACTCAAATTAGAGATTATGTAACACCTAAAAGAACAATTATTGATTCACACGCTTTAATTACTAACCAAACTTGTGCATTTAGTAATTTTCCTGTTTATTCTCAAGAAGTTCCATTATCTCAATGGTTTATTGCCGATGGTGCTCCAAGTATTTTTGGTAATGAGAATAATACCTGGTGGGATTCAAATGTAAAAATTTATTCGTCAAAATATCAATCATTAGATAGATTAGATGTTAATTCAAGATATTTTAGAAATAATGGAATTACAGTTTCAGATGATAAAGGTTATATATACGCAGTTGATGGTAATGGTGATTTAATTGCTGCTCCGTCAGCTTGGATAAAAAACCCTGATGAAGTTCAATTAGTGACTGTTGGAGCACCATTCTATTTTTATTTTGGTTTAAAACGAGGTGCGTCCTCATTTGATAGGTTCAGAAGTAAATGGGTTAATACAGAAACAATAGTATCGTAATATGGGTAATAGAGATGACATAAGAATAGTTTTAGGTTCGTTGCGATATAAAACCGCTACGAATACTAATTTATCGATACCGACACCATTAGTTCAAACAGCGAAAACTTTACAAGAGTTTGATAGAAGTATAGATATTAATTTAGCTCAATTATTTCACGATGAGAGAGAAAAATCAACGGTATTTAGACCTGTGTGTAAATTTGATTTAATTTTTGATAATGCGTATACGGGTACTTCTAAGTACTATCCCCCATTAGAAAATAATTTATATTATACTAATGCGTTATCAAACGCGGTTCAACAATGTGACACAACCTCCGACAATGTATCGTGGGAGGGGTATCCACAATATAATGAATTTGATTTTATTAGGAATGATTATAATATTTCAGGATATACAACACCGGATAGTAATGGTATGGTTCACGTTAATTTTGTTAGTAAAAGTGCTTCCACTTATAATTGGAATCATTTTATTAGTTATCCTTATTTAAATTTACCGGGAAAACCTTTGTATTATTATGATAGTATAACATTTAGTTCTAATCAATTTTTAGCGTCTGAGGGAATACCGTATGTTTTAAATATAACAGATGGTAATAGTAATGATTTAATGGTTAATGGAAATCGAGTAGTTAGATTTAGATGTCCAATGAAACACGGTTTATCTGTTGGTGAATACGCTAAAATTAAAGATAAAAATAGTAGTTTTGAAGAAACTTTTCAAGTATATTCTTTAGGAAATGGATTACCAGGATATGATGAATATGTTTTTAATATTTATAATATTGGGTTTAATCCTAACCCATTTAGTGATGATGATTATGGCAATTTTAAACGAATTATTAACAATGAAAACCCTGATGATACTATATCTGAATATTATGTTGTTAAACATAAAATAATAACAAATGTTGGTGATGCTGTTTTAACTAATGCGGGTTTTGAACAAAATGTGTTTGGGGATAAAAAACAATTTGAAAGTGCTAGTTATACTCCAAATAAAGTTAGTAGAGTTTCATATAAAGAAGGTTCTAAATCTTATTCTTTATCTTTTAATAAAGATATTGATGTTAGTAATTTACGAGATAATCATAAAAGACCTATTAGTGAATTATATGTTACCACAATGTGGAAAGGTTATTTTGGTTTAATGTTAAATAATGGGGATAAAATAAAAGAAGGTTTTGAATTTAATTTACCTCTAAATAATGGTGTGGTTAATACTTTATGGAAAAATACTTTATCAAATACAACATTTACCATTGATAATTATGTGGGGACTAATTTTAAACTACCACCTAATACAGGAACTATTCAATTTAATTATGTTAGGTCACTCCAAAGTGGGGATACAATTGATGGTGATTTTTATGAATGGAATAATTTTGAACAAAAAGAGAGATTAATAAGTGAAATTTATCATAAATTAACATATAATGATTCTGTATTTACAGTTCCTGAAACACTTTATAATAAAAAAAATAATGGTCGATTTGGGTTTTATTATAGACCACATAGAAAAATGACACTAAGAGTTTTTTCTGATTATATTGAAACGGGTGATGTTAGAAATACTGTTGATATACCGGATTATTCATATTTCTCAACAACCTATAATTCCTTTATATGGAGAGACATATATGAATATGGGTTTAAAGATGCTGAACTTAATGGTGTTGATTATCCATTTTTAAATGGTACACATTACCCTTATGGTAATTTTATTTTTAGAATAATACCTGAAGGAACTACTTATAAAGAGAACGATATGCACTATTACGCAACACTTTATGGTGCGGCGGAACCTAAAAACGATGGCTGTGAATAATAAATTTAAATTTACATTACCGAAAGGTGACGACAAATATATTAATCTACCTGTAGAAATCAAATGGGATTTTTTAGGTAGAACAGATGCTGTTGATGAATATCAACAATACGCTGTTGAACGAGTTACAGGCGTGGCAGATGATTTTGAAATTTTAAGATTTGCTCACGCGGATTACGGTAATAATAGTAGTACTGATGTTAAATATGATTTTCATTTTTTTAGTGTGTTATTACCTGATGATAATGGTGATTTACAACCAACAGTTCCTCCAAACCCACCCTTAGATATAACAACAGCTATTGCGTCGGATTGGAAAATAAGTTATATACCCGAAGGATTCACGACCTATGACATATATTATTATACAAAACCTTTTACAAAATCATTTTTTAAATTGGATTTTTACGATACTACGTCGGCGACAACTCAGACCAATTATTTTACAACAATAATACCGGTACAACAAGGATTTACAGTAACAGGTATAACATCAACGTTAATACCACCGGTTAACATTAAAACACCATCATTTAAATTAGATTATGTTGGTGATAAAGAGGGGTTCTTTTTGTATTGGTTAAGAAAAAAGAAATTTTTAAATATTAACCCTAACCTAACAAACACTACCGAAACTTTTTATATGACTGCTAAATTTTTTGATGCTAGATTAGGGATTTTTGTTAAAATGATGACAACACCTCAAGTATTACCTTTAGTTCCGTCATTATTCCAATTTAAACCGGAAGAGTATTTTTATTATAAAGTTGTGTTAGATTATACTGATTATACTTATAAAATATTTGATAATGGTGGTAATAGAGTTGGAACGACAAATTCCATAAAATGGTATGAATATATTAACCCTTAATTATGACAGATAAAAATTATAGTATAAAGATTTCACCTGGTGTGATTAGTGGGGATATATTCAAAGTTAATTATAACGGTACCACTATTACGGGAACATCGTATTCTAAGGAATGTTGTGTTCTTAAATCAAAAATGATTGAAATAAAAGTGACAGGTTCAACCTACGTTTATTCATCTATGACTAGTGTATTGTCGGGTGGTACAGGTGGAAGTTCGTTATTAACAGGTTTAACTATACCGATTTTACTTACAGAGAATACGGTTGATGTTGGATATTATTCAGTATTTGATGGTATGATTTTACAGAAAGATACAATGTTAAACTTTTTATTTTCCGCAACGACTTTAGAATCCAAAAGAGTTTATTTTTATAATACATCAGATGTTGAATTTAAGAAATACTTACAGTTTTCAACCTATAAGGTTGATTGGGGGGACGGTTCATTACCTGAACCTATAACATCAACCGCTCAAATACATCACGATTATACGATAACAGGTGAAACTCAGATTACATTAACAGGTCTTAGTCCTTGGGGGACAAATACAATTACTAAGACAGTACAACTTCCATTTACAGGAACAACAATAGATAATCCAAACGGTGAGGCATTTTTTACTCCTATGGGGGGTAATTGGAAAGATATATTAGTGCCTTATGATTATATATTTAGTGGTGACAGTAATTGTGATTCAACAACTCAAGATATAGTTCAATTCACAACGGTACCTTTTTTAATTACGGGTTATACTACATCATCATTAACGGATTTAAAACAATATGGGCCAACACCTTATTCGGTAACTACATATGATATAACCGGTAATACTGGATTTGTCGGTAGATATTTAGGTGTATTTGATAATGGGTTATATACTGCCTATACAATTAATGATATTACCTATTATGATTATAATAATGGTACCACACTTTTCATTGCTGAATCCTCAGGTTTGACTACTGATACGGTAGTTTGTCAACCAATTGTAAAAAATGAGCTATTATTAGGAATAATTGATGAAGCAGAAGTACAAAGCAATGTGTTCATTGAACGGGGAAAAAATTCGGCGCTAGAAAGTATAGAACGACTTGGTGAAGTTAACAATATTGGTAGTTTAGAAAAGTATGGATATAAATTTTTTCAAATAATAAATGCCACAACATAAATTAGTTATTTTGATATTTATCAATATGAGTAAGAATTATATTAAAAATTAGAATTTATCCCTTAAGAAGAAAATATAAAAAAAAGAACAAAATGTTCTATTACAATAAACGAATTAATAACTTAAAAATTTGGCAACTTCTAGCTATGGCACAATAAGACCCGCAGACGTAAGTCCGGAAGATGTGGAGATAATATTAAATTTTACTCCAACAAGAGATGAAACAAACAACTTTGTTTTAACAAAATTGGATGCGTTATCTGTATTAACACCTTATTACAATAATGACGCAACAGGGGTTAACTCTAATATTGAAATATTGGGTGGGTTATACAATTTAAGACTGCCTGCTGAACAATTTAATAAAATAGGTATCTATACCTTATTTCTTAGACCAGCTCAAATTAGAACCACTATATTGGATTGTGGGGTATTATCCTCATTACCTAATGTTAAAGGTTTAATTTTTGATTTAAACTCGGTCCCTTCAAACTATAGAAACAAATTTGTTAGTCAAGGATTAGTTGGGTTTAGAATAGAATATTTAAATTCAGATGGTACAAAAATACCTAATTTCTTTAGGTTAATTACATCATCATTTTTTTGTGAACCTGTAGTTCAAAATTTAACAAATTCGTCACAAAAAGCTATTAGATATCGTTATACAAACAACAATACAAATTTATTGTTTTGTACGGTATCACCATCTTCGGCACCAACAAATAATCCTAATGCTACTCCTTACATTGGACAACCAAATCAAAATGTTATAATAACAAATACCTTTTTCAATCCTATTAGTTTGGATATTGAAATTGCGGAACACGACATATCAACATTGGCGATTGGTATTTACGGTAATCAAACTAAATCTATTGATGACGGTATTTACACATATTACGATAACAGTTATAACATTTACAAACAATACAACTTGTATGAAATAAGAGACCAATTTAATCATTTATTATATGAAGTTAGACAAGATAGAGGGAATAATATTGATTTTAGTAAAAACTTTACAAATATAACACAATAATGGCGAATAAAAATTTTACTTGTCCACCACAACCGGCAACAGGTGCGGGTACTTTTTCAGATAATGCGGTTGGATTCCAATTGGTTACTGGAGGAGGGTTAACGCAAGGTAATTTTGAATTTACAACATCTTTAACTGAAAAGGTTAATAGAACATTTTCTACAGGAACATTTTCAAGTCCAGTAAATTTAGAAGGATTGGGACTTTCAAGTGTTGACCAATCAAAATCGGTGTTTGAAAATAACTTTAAAGTTTATCCTAATTTTGATTTAACCGAAGTCACTAATTTTACAACTTACGGGTCAATGGTTAAAAGAATCTCAACATCTGTTGAGACTATCATTAGTAAATTCCCTGCGGCTTTGGAAGTTACTTTTATGGATGAAAACTATGTGACCGGTGATACGGCGACAAATATAGTTTATAATCAGGTAACAAATGAGACTAATTTTGATTTAATTGTTAATAGAATTAGAAATCCTTTTGATATTGATTTTTCTGTTAATGCGACAAGAAATCTACAATTAAGAGAAATACAAGTATCTGAGTTGCGTAATATGACAATTCAATACGCTAAGTATTCATTATATTATAATGGTGTTGGGTATGATGTTAAACAAATTGTTCCAACTAGTTCGACATCTTCAGGAACTCTTAAAATTTTCGTAAATGGTAACCCATTTTCAGGACAAACAAGTTCTATCGATAATATTATTGTTAGACCTAATGACCACGAGGTTAATAGTGTGTTTAGTATTGATTTAGATGAGGTACAACGATTTCTATTGAATAGAAATATATCTCCAATATATACAGCCACGTTTAAAGTTCCAATGGAAAGTGAGGATGGTTCATATTATATTAATAATGAAAATGTTACTTGGCCTTTAATGGGTACTTGGAATTTAGATATTTTAACAAATTCATTCACGGTTTATTTGACAACATTAAATGATATTAGTGCATCTTTTGATAGTTACCAAACAAATCTCGTTTCAAGATTTTTAACAACGGATTCTTTTAGAGAATTTGATACTGTTGACCAAAAGATACAAAAAGTTTTACAGATATATGGTAGGAGTTTTGATGAGACTAAAAAATTCATAAATGCTTTGGCGTATATGAATTCGGTGAATTATAATACGGGGAATGATATCCCATCTCAATTATTAAAAAATTTAGCTCAAACATTAGGTTGGGCGACAAATATTACACCAATATCTAATGATAATTTTTTAAACTCAATCTTTGGTCAAAAAAATAACGATACTTCATCATTTGATGGGGTTTCACAATCTCAAACACCTGATGAATTAAACTATAATTATTATAACAATTTAATACTTAACTCGGCTTACTTATTCAAATCTAAAGGGACTAGAAAATCGATTGAAACATTAATGAGAATGATTGGTGCTCCGGATGCTTTAGTTGAATTTAATGAATACATTTATTTGGCTGACCAAAAAATTAATATAAATGAGTTTAATTCTCAATTCGCGAATATTTCGGGAGGTACATACTCAAAAAGTATTCCTGTTTTAGACCCAACATATGTTTTTACAATTCAAGGTAGTGGGTACACAGGATTTACAACAAGTACAACATTAAGTGATTCAAATGTGAGTCTTCAGGATTATCCTATTGATAACTTTGGGTATCCAAAATCTCCGGCAAATACGGATTCTTATTTCTTTCAAATGGGTAGTGGGTGGTTTGAATCAACACCTAAACATAGGTCTTTGGAACAAGTTGATTTAACAAATAGTGTATTTACAGGGTCTAACCCTAACTATCAAACTAAATTAACACCATTTAGTTATGGTCAAGATTTTTTAAATGTTTATAGACAATTACCATACACAACATTAGGGTTTAATTTAAAACAAGTTGTTGATAATAATAAAAGTTGGGTTGATACTGAAATAGGTAATCGACTTAATTTAGATGGGGGTTTTGATTCTTCATATAGTGTTAATAACGATAACTTAGTTATAAATGTTAAGAATATTGATTTATTTTTAAATCCTAGCCAGGGATTGTTATATGATGTTTGGTATATGTCAAATCAATATAATTTTCCAATACCGAATGAGGGTTTAAATTATGTCCAACCAACCTATTGTAATCCTAATCCGGTTTCAATATATCCAAGTAAAGGTGATATAGATTGGACGGTAATTAATCCTCAACCAAAGAATAAATCATTCTTTGAATTTGCTCAAACATTTTGGAAAAACACAATTAATGTTAGAAATAGACAATTTGCGACTGATGGGGGAACTAGCGGTTACCCAACACTACAATCAATCTATTGGAGATATTTAGAATCTGAAAATATTGTAGGGGTGGCAAATGATAATTTCACCTATGAAACTATGACACAATATGTTAATGGTATGGGTGATTATTGGATTCGTTTAGTGGAACAAATGATACCCGCAAGTACTCTTTGGAATACAGGTGTTAAATTTGAGAACTCAATCTTTCACAGACAAAAATTTGTGTGGAGAAGACAAAGAGGATGTCAATTTGTTCCGGTTGTTTGTAAACCGTGTGAATTAACTACCACAATATATAATCACGATTGTCCTCGTCAATCAAAAGAATGTGATGTTTATCCGTTTGGTGGTAAGGTGTCTAATTTTAATGGTGTATTAAATTCGGTTATTAGTTCTTATACTATAAATAATGAATTAGCGGATTGTGCTAGTAGTAGTGTAATATCTGATTGGTATGTCAATATTACCTTTAATGGTGATTTAATAATTAGTGATTGGTTCTTTAGTGGTTCGGCGGTTAATGAAACTTTTAGTGTACCAACTAATCAAAAATGGCAAACTTCTTTAAGATATTCTTTAGATGGTTTACTCACAAAAGGTCTTGGTTATTATTTTAATGATACTAATACAACAGTTACAATATTTAACACAAACTGTGTTAACAAAGATTTAGGTTGGAATATCAAAATAGACGTTGGAATAAACTTTACAATTAGTTGCTCTTAATAAAATGGCTTGTAATTTAACATATAATATTAGTATAACAGGTGATTGTACTAACTCTTTTGCGGGGGGATTTGCTCTAAATATAACAGGGTCATCCTCACCATATACAATACAATGGTTAGCACCAATTACTGATGTAATACCTTTAGGTGTTGGTGTGAGCACATATGAAAAAATATTTTTAAGTGCTGGTACTTATACATTTAATATAATTGATAGCTGTTCTCCTAATACCGTATTACCTGTAAATGTTTTAATTTCTAGTGGTACTTGTACAACAATAGATAGTCATATAGATACTTTATGTGGTTTAAATAATGGGTCAATAACAGCATCAACAACATATTCTTACGGAAATGCAACATTCTCGTTATATGAAAATACTTTAGGATTTATTGCATCGTCAACACCATATTCAAATGTTGCGGAATTTACGTCGTTAAGTGCTGGAACATATTATGTGATTGCGGATGATGGTGCTGGATGTACAGGTATGTCAGAAACTTGTATAGTTAAAACTTCAACAACAATAAATTATAATTTATTTGTGGTTAATGATGCTGGTTGTACAACAAATTCGGGTAAAATATTTGTAAGTGGTTTAACGGGTAACCCCCCATATAGTTACTTATGGTCAAATGGTCAAATAGGGGATTCATTAACAGGATTAACTGCGGGAACATATAGTGTTACAGTTACGGATAGTAGTGGATGTGGTGTTTCTAAAAGTGCTAATGTTGATATAGTAAAACCGGTGTCAATAGGTTCATTGTATGTAACTCAACCAAGTTGTTTTACAGCTGATGGTGAGGTAAGTGTGGTTGTTGTTGATGGTACGGCACCATTTTACTATTTGGCGTCTAATGGTGAGTCAGTAATAACATTTGATAGAAATGTTATTTTTACAAGTTTATCTCCGGGTAATTTTACTGTTGAAGTTACTGATGCTGGTTTATGTAAATCAACCTCATCGACAACACTATTAACACCTGCGGGAATATCAAGTGTATCGGTTGATAAAACAAATTCAAAATGTAATAACTTATCAGGTGTGTTAGGTCCAATAACTGTATTGGGGGGGACTCCTCCTTATACCTATACTTTAACAGATTCCAACGGTAATGTAAAAACAAATACAGTTAATAGTAATATTTGGAAATTTCAAAATTTATCGTCAGGTACTTATACATTAAATGTTACAGATTTAGGACCTTGTACTTATTCAAATACTTATACTATTAGTAATGACGTTCTATTTGGTTTAAATGTGTTAACTACCGGAACAACAGGTGGAAATGAGAATGGTAGTGTCACATTTTATATTACTAGCGGTGGAACACCACCATATACTTATAGTATTAACTCACAATTAGTAACAACATCGGTAACGTCATATGCTTTTAACAATTTAGCCTCAGGAAATTATCTTGCTAGTGTGGTTGACAGTACTAAATGTTATCAATCAACTCCTTTTACTATTGAAACCTCAAAACAGGTGGATTTTCATCTATTAAGTAGTGATTTTGCTATAAATTCTAATGGTAGTATATCCGCATATGTTTTAAATGGAGAACCACCTTTTCAATTCATATGGTCAAATGGTGAAACCGGTATGACAATTAATAATTTATCTGCTGGCACATATACTCTAAGAGTTGTAGATTCAGGGGGATTTTCCAAAACAAAAGACATTATTATTAAAGGTATTAACGAATATGCTGGTTTTGGTTCTTATAGTGTTTGTAGTGGTGATTTAACATTAGGTAGAAATCCGGTAATTGCTAATACGGGGCCTCGAGAAATGTTAAATGAAGGGTTTTATGATTTAACATCGGGGTTTACAAATTGTGTGTTAAATAGTGCGATTTATACTCTTAGTGTTACTGCAGGGACTTTTGTTACTTCTAGTGTAATTTATACAGGATATACATTAAATGATTACCCAACAGATAGTTATTTTTATTATTGGGTTAAAACATTAATTGAAAGTTCACCACAAATTGGTGCGGGTAATGTTGAAACTTATCCGGATAATACAATTAATATTAAAACTAATTGTAATCCTGAATCGTTACATAATACAACCGTTATTGTTAAGGTAAGACTTGATTATGACATTTCTTGTGAGCATTGTACACCAGTTCCAAGTATGTCACCAACATTAACACCAACAATGACATTAACACCAACAATGACATTGACACCAACAATGACTCCGACACCAGACGCTTCACCAACCCCTACACCAACAATGACAATGACAATGACACCAACTATGACTCAAACGCCAACTATGACTGCGACACCTACATATACACCAACACCAACACCATCTCCGTTAGTGACATATTACGCTTATAGAGAGTGTGGTGGAAATGATAAGTCTCTTGTGATTCTTCAATCTATGTTAGTGATAGAAGGAATGGTATTAGGTGATACCATATTGTTTACTGATGTAAGAAAAAATAATACTTGTTGGGAATTAATTGGAGATAGTTTAACATTATCTCAATATCAAGGTATTTATCCAAACACTTATGATTCGGGTACTGTTAATTATTTTACAACTATTGATGGTAACATATATAATTGTGAGAAATGTCTTGAAATGGTTAAATCATTAAGTAGTCCGGGTGTTAAAGGATGTAAATTAGATTTACTATATAGAAATAAATGTAAAGGTGAGGGGATAGGTAAGGTATTGTTAAATGGTGCACTTCTTTATTCTTGGAATAATAATTTAATAACCTCTTATTCTCAGACATATGATATTGTTGAGGGTGATACAATTACCATTAGAGTGAACTTTATTGGTGATGGTTATTCTTTAATTCAAGACATTACAACATATAATTCAGGAAATGCTGTTATTATAAATGACACAATCCCTGGTGTTGTTAACAATTATGAGTATTCATATATAGTTGGTTGTGGTAAAGACAATAATAAATTAATATTGAACGGTATCTGTAAATAAAACCCCCCCAATTAAGGGGGTTATTTTTTACCAAATATTTTCTTGTCTCATATGACCTAAGACACAACAATAAGCGTCTGTTTGGTCAAAGTTTTCTTTTTTGAGAGTGTTATTCTTTGTGTATAACCACATAATTTGAGGTTCTTTTTTAGATACTAATTCCCATATAATTTGTTTCTTATCAATGTCTTTTGGTAGACCACCAAATAAAACAAATTTACCTTTATCATTTTCTTTAACTAATTCCGGGAAGGCGAACTTACGAGAGTTATATGTTGATATGAAGTCAGGGACTATCCCTAAAACGTCGTAAATTTCTTTTGTAACCAAAGTATTAAATCTTAATAGAGTTTGTACTGTATAGACATTATTTGAGTTTAATAAAGGTTCTTCAATAATGACCTTAGTGATACCCATATCTTTGTACTCTAAAAGTTTGGTTCTAAAGATTTCACCTTTAAGAAGTAGTTCTTTTATTTTATTATCTTCCTTTGGTTTTGGTGTTGGTGATACGTGAGTTAGTTCTAATAATTCTCTACTTTGTATGTCAAATAATGCAACACCAATTGTTCGAGTTGAGACATCAAGACCCAAAACTTTAGGACTTTCTTTTAATTTATTTCTAATCATTTTTTTTAATTAATTAATTTATTGGATTTTTTTAAATTATCTATATCCCATAATGGTTGTAAGTTAGTATAATAACATAATTTGTAAAGTTCTTCTTCGGTCTTTGCGGATGATAATGGGATTATGTGGTCTATGTGAATGTATTGTCCCATTAAATTCCAAGACATACCGTCAGTAAATTTTTGTTCTATGTGTTCTTTCAAGAACTCAGGAGAACAACCAATAATGTTGAATGTTTTATTGGTTTTCCTAATATTTTTAGATTTAAGAAATTCGTTAGTTCTATTTCTAATATTATGTTTTAATTTTTCTAATGGGGAACTTTTTCTCTTTTCTTTAGAGTAATAATTACTTCGTTTAATTAAAGTCTCTCTATTGTTATTATAATATTCTTTCCATCTATTTATTTCATTGTCTAAATTATCTTCTCGGTATTTTTTATTATATTCTTGTATTTTTTCTTTATTTTGAGAATTGTAATTTTTTGATTTTTCAATCAATTTAGTTCTATTATTTAAATAATGTTCTTTTCTTTTTAACTTAAGAGTTTCTTCATTATTTTTACGGTATTCTTTTATTTTATCGATATTTGTTTGGTAATATTCTTTTAAGTACTCTTTCATTTCCTCTTTTTTACCTTCACGATATTCTATAATTTTATCAATATTTTTTTTATAATATTTTTGTTCTGTTTGTTTTCTACATTCCTTACAAATGCTGATATGCCCGTCTTTGGTATTTTTGTTTTTATAAAAACAAGAAACATTTTTTTCAATTAAACACTTATTACATATTTTTACCATCACTAAAATACTCTTTAAGTAGTTTATTAACTAATGAAGAAAAATTAATATGTTTTTCTTTAATTTTTTCGATAATAATACTATCGATTGTTATTGATTGTCTTACTTTTTTTGTTTTTCCTGTCATATCTATATCTTTACATATAAATATATTACTTTACATCAAAGTGTTATTTTTTTTAAAAATCGAATCTCAATAAGAATTGTTGTATGCCCTGTCTAAAGACCGGAGATTGTAGTTTTGATACAATCATAAGGTCGAAATTATCATCGTAAAGACCAATTTCGGTAATATATGAATTTGTGTTTGCGGACCAACTTGGATTTGAGGATACTTGGAATTCTGCTTGACCAAGATTTATTTTATATTTCATCTCATAAATTGTCGCTTGAATATCAGTTTCTAATGAACCATAGAAGTAATACTCATCACCAAAATTAAGAGTTGTGTTAGATATTTCAGTTGGTAATTCAATATAATCGTTTAAGTTATATGTGTTATTACTTGCTGAATTATATAAATCATTAGTGATAATAAATGTATTACCTGTAAGTCCTGATTGGGTAATATATCCGTTAACATTTGTTGATGTTAAGTCAGAAGTAAAATCAATTAATCTCCATTCAGAAGACACTGGTCTAGTGTTACCTGTTACTTTTTGACAAATTATTTGAAATGTGTCAGCCAAATAACCTGTAGGTAAAGGAGTGTTAGTAATTTGATTTAAACAATTAAATTCGCCATTGAATCTAACGGCCACATTTTGTGTACCAATATTATTACAGTCATTATAGGGGCCAACAATATTTGAATAATAATTACAATGTAATGAGTTAGTTGCTCCTGACGACGTGTTAGTAAGTAAGTATGATACATACATACTTTCATTAGGATTTGTTAAAACACCTATATTAGATGATTCAGTATTACAAGTATTTGGTGTTATTAATGTTGTTGTTGCTGCCGGTAAAGTCCAGTTACGATTTGATTTATATGAGAGAGCGGCGACTAATTCATCATCGTCAATTACTATAATTTTTTGGTCAGGAAATACTTTACCAACTCTGTTTGGTATTGATTCATTATTTTTAGATGGATATGTGTCCCATAAATTATAGTAACGAATACCGGGGTCATTCATATCACTATTTTTAGTTGATTGAATGTAGTATGGTGTTAATAAATTAGATTCCTCAAACTCATCGTTAGGTGGGTCAACATAAAATGTTTCACCAACACAACAAGTTGGCGATTTATGCCACATCAGCCAAGGAATATGTAATTTAAAGTTTCTAGCGTCTCCTGTAGTATCGTTAGGTGTTAACGTATTATATGGTTCCATAGCAAATTTTTCACCATAGAAAAAATCAATAGTTTGATTTGTGTAGTGAATAATCGCGATAGCTTTTTGGTCTTCAGGTGTTACAATTATTTTGTTTCCAAAAGTATCTATATAGTATGTTTGGTCAGTAATTGTGTTTTTATTACTATCAACAAAAGTTTGACCACTACTAGTCATATAACCTAAGTATTCTTTTGTACCTAAATAAGTTGACGATGTAAAGTTTTTAAATCCAATGTTTTGACCATCAAATAATCCGGCGGGATTCTCCGACCAGGGAATATTCATATTCCAAACTTTAACATCAAATTGGTCTGTGTTACAAACTGATTCAAAATTAATAACATCAGGGTTCCAATGTTGTAATGGTGTTACACTATCGTATAGTGATGTCATATTTGGTGGGTAAACTAATACTCTCGAATATGAACAACCTGATGCAATATATGAAAAGTCAGGTGTTACTCTATCTAATGTGATTACGTCTAAACAAATATCAACAATTCGATATGTCAACATACTATAACAATTGGTTATTGGCATTACATATTGTGGGGCAGGTGTTGGTGTACATCCTGTTGGTGTTGGTATACAACAAGTTGATGAAGGTGTTGGTGATGGGTCAGGTAATTTACAGGCATCGTAAGATGGTGTTATTGTGGGTGTTGGAGTTGGGGTAGGTGTTGATGGTGTTGGTGCTAACACATAGTCAGTTTTACCATTACCGTCATAGTAAATGGTAATAAAATCTCCTTTAGATGGTAATCTAACCATATTTGAGTTATTACCTGAAAAAATTATTTTAATTTTTGTACCACCTGTTAAAGAATTCATATCAACAATATAATTTGAATTAATAACATATAAATTAGTTGTAATTGCGCTCCAAGTATTTAACGTAGTATTACCTGAGAAAAAACCTCTAATTGCTGCCGTATTATAAATTGGGGATACTTCAGAAGCCATAAATGGTATACCGTAAGTGTTACCGTTTACTCCATCCACATAATAAGGATATTTAACATTTTGTTTATTAGTTTGTCCCTGAGCAGAATTTTGTGAATTAAAATTAGGTTCTAATATGTTTGTTCTAGTTTGATTGTAAGTATTTGATAATGTATTGTAAGACACCTCACTATCTCCTATTTGAAAATATGAAATGTTAAAATTACCTTCAGATAGTTTTAATCTACCTGTATCAGTTAATCTTGTATTTACTAAACCCGATGTATTTTTAAGTATATATGCCATACTGTATAAATATTATAATTTTGATTATGTGTTAATTAATATTGTACAACAATCACAGCCCGCTATACGAGCGTTAGTAATTGAGTATGTGTCATCACTATATCCAACAACACAAAGACCTAATGTGGTCTTATCTACTCTAGTTGATGTGGTAATTGTTATAATGTCGCTATTTGTTAATTCTAATGTATTCCAAGAGTCTGAAGTACTATATTGATATATTGTTGTGTTTTGACAACCCGGTGATGTATTAACTGATGTTGATTCACCACTAAATGTTGTTGATAATGGAATCGACATTTCATTTTTATATAATAATGTGCCTGTTGTTAGTATTGATGTACCACTTAATGGCCCTGAGTAAAAACTATTATTATGTACAAAATCAAAATATAATGTGGTACCATCCGGTAGTTCCGGTGTTACTAAAATAGTTGTCTCATAAGTTTTAGAAATAGTTGTTGGATTATTAATTTGAGTGGTTGGTGTAGTATTCAAAGATAACGTATATGTTGTTGCAAGTGTCGGTTTATTTAAAGTAATTGTTTTATTAAAATTATTACCTAATGAATCTAAAATAGATAAACTATAAATTCCTGAACATAAATTTGTAAATATTGGGGAATCACTATATGTAACACCATTATTTATTGAATATGTGAATGGGGGGTTATTTAAATTAGGGTTAAATAAAATACTACCATCACACAAACAAGTTGGTTGGTTAATACTAGCAGGGTAAGATTGTTTCTGAGATATTGGTGGACAAGTATCTTCTATTGTTGTAATATTAACTTTTTCATCTGGAGTATAACCAAATGAGTCCCAACCATTTATTGGTGGGTTTGAAGTGACAGACGCAGATGATTGTATAGTTGCCGAAGTTGATGTATATGGTTGATAACCATTTAATATCCAATTAGAACCGTTCCATTTTATTGTAATATTATGATTTACGTTATTCCACCAATAAGGAGTATTGTTTATCAAGTTTATTCCGGCATAAGTAAATTGAATAACTTCATAAATTGTACGATTTTCAAATGACATACAAAAATCTTTATAAACAATATTGTTAGTTGGTACTAAAGTAATTGTATTTTCAGGGCAAAGTTGATTGTATAGATATAAAACAGTTGTTGACAACGGGACTTCAACAGTTATACCAAATTGTAATTCAATTAATCCTTTATTTTCCGCTAATTCTATTGGTGTTCCTATTGGATAAATAGGGGGTACAATAGAACCTGTAAATAATGGAGGGTTAGGGAATGAACCATAATAAATGGTATACGGACCTGGTGATGTTGACCCACCATTTATTTGTATAGTATAATGTTTAGTAGTACTCATAATTATGTAATAATATATGTTGGATTAATAGTTGTTGCACTTCCTCCGGAATATCTGTAAGCTAAAATAGCTGAGTTAAAATTTGTATTTGCACTAAAATTAACAATAGGTGATGCCCATATTTCAAAATCAGATGTATTTGGTTTTATTATAAAATAATTGAATAAATTGTATTCATTATAATACGAATTTTTATAAGGGGTGATTTTACCTCCTAAAGTATTGTAATTACAAAGCGTACCTGAAAATGGGGGAATTAATGTATTACTAATACCTGAATATGGTATTGTATTTGTTGTCCAATGATTTGTATAGAATAGACCACCAATTGTTTGTGCGGATATAGTTGTATTATATTTATTCATTGCTTGACACCAATAAAATCCGTTAGTATAATAAACCCCGTATTTATTTGTTGTTGGGTCATATATAAACTCCCTACGATAATTACCGTAATCTAATGTTGTCCCCGTTGATGATTCATTTGCTCTATCAACAAACCCATTACTTTTTGAAAGACAATTAATATCACAATTAGTTACCGCTGAAAAATTATTAGAAATTGTTTCTGCAGTTAATTTAAAATAATAACTACCATTATTTGTTATACCTGTAGTTACTTTTGATGAAGGATGAACTTCTATTCTAGTGACTGATGGACTTTCATTACAATTATTTGATGTTAATTTGCCAGGAATGTTCATAAAAAACAACCTATAATAATTCACATCAGTTGATGACGAACTACCTGAATAATTTGTTAAAAGATTACTCCAACTATTATAGTATGAGGATATAACTGTTGATGAACCTGTTATATTATAGATACCTTTTGACCCCACACCACCAACAAAAGTTTTTTCATAAATAACGTTATTTGTGTCTCCAGTGCAAGAACTTGTTATGGTATACAGTGGGATTTCATAACAAACATTTTGATTAATTAAATAATCTGCACTAATAAATTGAAGTGGGTTCATATAGGGGTAATCAACTATTATATTAATGTTACTAAAAGTATAATTAACGTATTGGTAATCACCATCAATACTGTACGGGTCAAAATAATATTTATATAAATCACTTGATTTATATATATTTTCGTTACATCCTGATATTGAAAATTTAATTGTTGATTTACAACTACCTGTTATTCCCGTAATGGTTGACCCAATTATTTTATAGTCATTACTTGTTAAACAAGTGTTACAGTCAAAATTAGATATACAAGTTGAATATAACGACCATTTAGTATCTGTAGATGCTGGTGTCACAGTTATTAAAATATTGTCATTATCGTTAACGGTTAAACCGGTTAAACAAGTTAACTTTGTAAAATAATATGATGTTGAGGCTGATTTAGGGAAAACAGTTGGGTTAAAATTTGATGATGTAAGATTACTTCCAACTATAACGTCATCTAAACCAATAATATTTGTACCATATGAGGCACCACTAAATTTAATTTGTATTCTATCTGGATTAGTTTCACCTTTAAATTTCCATCCAATAAATTTAGTCGAGGAGGAAACTTTATATGTCATTATAACAGGTACAGGTAAATTTGAACTGTTAAAATCATACGATATAAAATGATTATATCCTGTGAACTCATTGGTAAAATTAGTTTTATTACTACAAGTTAATGGTTGTATGGTGGTTGAAGGTAAACAAGTGTTTAAATCCACTAAAATATTATTAGTACCACCTGTGTTTGAAAAAGTTAAACCACTTAAGATTATCTTTTCAATAACGGGCGTATATACACCTTCGGGTAAAGGTACTGAGTTATTATTTAAAAAAGGGTGAATGTGCTCATATTCACCTGAAAAAATATTCCCACCACCCGAAGTTAATGCTAATGTTGTTGTATCGTTTGGTCCATACCAATGAATAACATAGTCCGTAATATTTTGACAAGACCCTGTTAAAACACCACAAGATAATCTTGTTATTGTTGTTGAGGAATATTGAGATAATCCTAAATTACAATTACTACAAATATCGTTATCTTGAACTGAAATTGTAAAACAATAATTGTTTTGGTCTTTAAAATAAAAAAATTCTGTCCCATCATCTATGTTTGAAATAATGTATGGGCAATTTGGTGGTGTTAACTCAGATAAATTAACATTAGATAATATAACTTCAGTGTGACCACTATCATAATAAATTGTAAAAGGACCTACTTGAGGTGATGGTGGTAACCCATTAAATGTTATACAAGTTGCAGCTGAAAAAGACATATAAATTAATTTGTTATATCGAATGTGTATCCGGACATTGCGGTTGGAATACATTCATCGACAATGTATTCGGTTATGGTTGCGTTAAAATTACAATCTTTATTAGTATTTATTGTACAATAAACTGTTTCAGTAAAATCTCCATAATAATCAACAACAGTTGCGGCATAAGTACCGTTTGGTAAATTATGTAACGCGGGGTGAATACCCATAGTTGGATTTGTTGATGAAGACCAATAAATAGTATAGGGAGACGTTCCACCTGAAATTATCACCGAAACTTCACCATCTGATGATTGTGCTGATGATGGTGGACTTGACATACACTCAACGAGCATCGGCATAATTGTAATTACACCACATTCATTTATATGTCCAGTTATTACAGGTATATGAACCGGTGGTGAGGTAAAACACGGATATATTTGAATACAAACATCACAATCATAAACATAAAAAGTTGGTCTTGGAGTGTAAATTGTTAATCCTTCTAATGGTGTTGATGTTACACCACTATATGTTACACATCCTGAGAACACATTATCTATAACAACCGCATATGTACTTCCAACGGTATTTATAAAATTAGTCCAAGGCGTTGTTGTTTCACCACTTGATATACCAAAAGATGGAACATTTCCACAACAAGATTCAAAGTAATATATGTTATTCCCTACCATTTTATATTTCTTATTTTACTATAAATAATCTAAAGTTTGATTTTATTAAAATATAATTGACATTTACTTTTAATAAATGGTGTGATTGGCGATATTTATAGATATGAAACTTATTAGTACCATATCAAATATTGTTACAGAAGCTAAAGAATTATATGAATTGGCTTGTGACAAAGGTGTTCCGGAAAAAGAATTGGAACGTCTTGAAAAAAATTACTACGAGTCCTTAAAACTTTTAAGGATATATGAAAACTTAGGTAAAAAACCAAAAGACGAAACTCTATAAAAATAAGTATCACCCCTTGGGGTGACACACTAAAAAATCATTACTCCTGAGAGTAACGCACTAAAAAATCATTACTCCTGAGAGTAACGCACTAAATTATATTAAGAATTATTTACAAAACTAAATCTGATTAAAGTATTATTTGTTGATGAGGTAAACTCTGTATTTACAGTACAAATACCATCTGTTGGTGTTTTTAAGAATGGAAAAAATTTGTTAGTTACCTTAATTGTTTTACTTAAAGGGCCCTCAATAAATTTACCTTTTCCATTATTAGAATATGGGTCAAACATTAAATATCTAAAGGCCACATATAACGAGGTTAAATTACCTGTATAACATAGACGATAAGGTGTACCGCTATTACCTGATTTTATTTTAGTATTTACATTTTTAGATTTATTTGTGAATGGTACTGGTACATCTGATAACGCTACATCTGTACCATTCCAATATTTAATTCTTGTATATGTATATCTACCTTTAAAATAATCTGTTAAATCGACTGATTCATTTATATCTTGTACCTGATAATGATTCATTCTTGGGGTGATTAATGGTATTGTTAACCCTGGCGTGTCATAATATGTTTGAATACCACCTCTATTATTAATGGTTTTACCATAATAAGTCATAATTCTATTTTGTAGTTCATTGGTTATATTACCAAAACCATCATCTTCCATTCTAGGTTGAACAATATATCCACCACCTTTAGGGTTATTAAGTGTACCACCTTTCATTTTATATTGAACCATTTCAACAAACACTCCGTGGTCAATTTGTTCTTGTGACAAATCTTGTGTAGTAATTGACGGGGGGTTTATTAACTTTACATCATTCCCAACGGTATTGTCAAGATTTAGAGTCACAACATCAGAACCACCACCAAGAAAAAATGATTGAAGTTTAACTAATGGTACAGGCAAACTATATAACTCAAGTAATTGACCTACTTTGGCTTTATACGAAGAACCTTCAGGACTTTGTGTTGTATCACCCGTGATTACAATATGTATTAAATCTTCTTTTGTTATACCGGTTGCAATAGTTCTATCTGTTAATCTCATTCTATATTTTTATTATAAATACTTTAATTTTGAAAATCATAACTTATACCATCCATAAAATCAAAAAATTCATAATCTTGAAATTGTTTTGATATTGGTACCGTACAGTCAAACACTTTAAATTTTACGCAGCCATCGGATGTTATTATTTTAATACCAACAGATGGTGCCATATTAAATGGTGGTGGTAATAATATGGTATTAGTTGGTGGGATATTTGTAGAAACTGTTGCAATTAATATACAATTGTTACCATAGATGTCACAGACATAAATGTTATATGGATAATTTAATCCTGTAATATTTGTGATGTCAATTGTTGTCATAAATTAGTTATGAGTGTGGTGACCCACAAATCTGTTTTAATTCGTATCCTTCAGAACCAGTGCTAAAAACAAATATTTTATTAGAAGAGTTGTTTGTTGAAATTATACCCCACCCTATTTGATTAGATGGCCAATTAGTAACACTTGTTATGTTTTTAGTAATAGTATCAACTATTAATACCCCACCGTAAGATGTTGTTGATATAGATACGTATATTTTATCGTTAAATATATTATATGTTGAGTTACCTTCAAAACCGAAGGGTTTAGGTGATGACGTTGATGGCCAAGTTATATAAGTGTTTGTTGCACAATTAAATTCGATAACGATGTTTGGTGTTATAAGTATATATAATGTGTTTGTATTTGGTTTAAGAGACATTGAATGAATTGTAGTGCCACCTATACTTATTGTTGATACTGTATTTGATTGACAATCAATAATTTTTAACGATTGCCCCATTGTATTACCTTTTAAATATATTTTGTTCACTAATGGGTTATAGACCATTGAACTTATATTACCGGGATAAATACCCCAAAGTGTTGTGTCTAAATATGTGACTGTGTTTGTTGAACAATCTATATAACCAATGTTTCGGTTAGTCATTGTTGTTATAAAATACACTCTGTTGTTAATACTATTATATACCATACCTTCAATAGTGGTTGGTTGAGAGAAACCATTATATATGTAATCTACATTGATTCTAGTTGTTGATGTAGACACAACACCTGGTGCCCAAGTATTTAAATCTAAAACAAATACACCAGCGTAACTACCGGCAAAAACATACAACTTGTTATTTGTTGAATTATAAACTATATTTGAATCTGCAGTTACGCTTGGTGTTGTGTTATTATAAGATAATTTAAACGCATTAGTCCCCACTAATGGTTGTGAATTTGAATAATTTATAAAATACTTGATAAATGGAGTATTATCTGAGGTAAAATAGTTTCCTGAATTATCCTTACACATAAACATTGGTTGATAAAAACCGCCAGCGCTAGACCTTTCAAGAGTATCATTAGAACAACTTGGAGTTGAACTTGGTGTCATAGTTGGTGTTTGAGTCATAGTTGGCGTCATTGTCATTGTCATTGTTGGTGTAGGGGTTGGTGAAGCGTCAGGTGTCGGAGTCATTGTTGGTGTCAACGTCATTGTTGGTGTAACGGTAGGTGTAACTGTTGAAGTTGGTGTTGGTGTTGGTGATGGTGGCACATATGTTATACACAAAATACATTTACCATCATTAACGTTTCCAAATGATGTTGTGTTAATAATAATTTGATTTATATTGATATCTACATTATTATCACTATCACCTATATATGATATACATTTAGATTCATTATTGACTAAAGCTCCGTATACTTGGAATAATCCCAATGATTCTCCGGGTAGTTGAGTTACGTTAGAACAATAATATAATTCAGAATTATAACAATCTTGAAATATTTTAATATTACTACAAACAATATCATCGTTAATTAAGTTAAATGTTACATCACCAGAAACACCACAATTCATAATTGTTAAAGGTTCAAATACCTGTAATGAGGTATTATTGTCAACCATTAATGGTAATGTTTCAGGTAATCTATAGGCGATAGCGTCAATTCCAATAATAGAACAAGGGTTTGTTGCCGTTGGAGTAATTGTTGGTGTTGGGGTGATACTTGCGGTTGGCGTTGGTGTTGGTGTTGGGATAAATTCACAGTCAAATATTGCGTTAAAATCTAAAACACTACAATTTTGTGTTGGAGTAGGTGTTGGTGTTGAACATACTCCGGAATTAAAATAAGCGTTATTTAAATCAGGGCATTCACTATAACAAGGTGTTTTTCCTGCTAATGAACAAGTTCCACTAAAAGTGTCTGATAAACACCATTGGATAGTTGTTCCGGTTGAATAAAAAATCACCCACCCATTAGTTTGTCCCGACCAATAAGTGTAACCATTATGGGTTCCACCTGTTATATAGGTGTCGTCGGCTCCAACTAAACCGGTGTTATTTATACAATATATTGAACTACAAGGCATATTATTTTAATTAATTTCTATAGATTATGGGTATGTAAATATTAATTCAATAGGTATTCCACTTTGTTGACCATATAATTTATTTCCAATAAAAAATACACCTTGATATAAATTATCAAATGTTTGGTAAATCGTACCATCAGAATTTAATATAATAGTTCCATTTGATGATATACCGTTGTATTCAGTAAATGCTCCTGTTAATAACAATTTATTTGTCCAAATAATACATCCATAATATATATCACCGTTAAACCCAACCTCACCTAAATTAAATAATTCGTCAAGAGAACCGTCACCAAAAAATTTGGCAAGTTTAAATTCATTTATACCATCAAAAGTTGTAAAATATCCAAAACTGTAGAATGATGTTTCTCCTGAAATTCTCATTAAACCATTTGGTTGATAAACTCCAGTATTAAATCCAATACCCCCACTAAATGATACGTCAATTGCTCCTGTAGACAATAATTTAGTAATTCCTTGTGACACTGCGGTACCGTTATATGAATTAAAGTATCCTGTAACAAACATAGTATCGTCAGAATTAATTAATACGTCGATTGCAGCATTATTAAAACCTGTACCGACACTAAATGTGTTATCAATAGTTCCGTCAGTATTTAATCTAATAATTCTTGGTGATGAAACCCCACTATATGAACCAAAACTACCCACAATAACTATTTTACCTGTTGAGTCTACTGCGGACCCTGATGATAAATTACTAAATCCTGTTCCAACTGAAAATGTGTTATCTATTGAACCATCGGTATTTAATCTAACAATCCTATTTAATGAGACACCGCTATAATCAGTGAAATTACCTGTTACGATTAATTTACCGTCAGGTTGTTGTGTTATTGAATTATATGCGTAAAAGTCCGTATTAAATCCTGTACCACCAGTAAATGAATAATCAACAGTTAAATCTTGATTTAATTTAACTAAACGATTAACTGAAGTGTTATTATAAGTATACCCTGTAAATTCACCGTATACGTAGGCGAAAGTATCGTTATTTACTTCATCTGTAAAATAAAACCCATTTGGCAAGAATTGGTATGGTGTTGTGTCTACAACATTTAAAGTTTGGTAAAACGTACAACTATTACTATCAACAACTTTTAAACTAAATGATGTTTGAGTTCCCATAATAATAGGAACCTCAAAGTTATAAGGTAATGACGACGAAGGTATTGTATCAATATAGATACAGGTAATATTTGATGGGTCACACAAATAAATGTTAAATGGTGATGCTCCCGATATGTTGTTAATTAAAATATTCGTTGTCATTTACTAAAATGTTATTATCTTGAACTACCCGAGAATTATTAATTCTTGGGATTCAGGGATAACCCCCTGAATTTTAGACGTTTCACCGATTGTGCCAACTGAAGTTGGTCTTATTTCATCTCCACGTCTGTAATCGTCAGTCCCTGACGATATTTGTTTATATCCTTCT